ATATAGCTACTTTATGGAGTAGAAAAAAAGAGTTTAGAGAAAAAGAATTGGCTAAATGCCAGGTTCTATGTAAGTCATGCCACTTCATAAAAACAAACAGATAGGCCAAAGAATTCGGTCAAGGCTCGCCCGTAAAATATGCTACCTGTAAATGTGTTCTTTGTAATCAGATGAAAAAATTTCATCAAAAGAACGCTTAGGTAATTGTTTTTAGGATAGTCGCTGCGGCTGCTGCTTGTCTTAATAAGCCAGATTTTCCCGCCCCACCAGCTACGTGAGCTGATGCCTCTGTTGCTGCTGCCAATAATCCACTTTTTGTTTTCGCTACTCTTATCATCTCTTGTGCTGTAACTGCCTTTTCAATCATCGCTTCACTTGTCCCGATAGCTCTACTGCTTATTTGAGCTGATAGTTTAGAAGTATCACGCCCCAATGCATCTGGGGTGAATGTTTTTTTAGCAAAAGCATAGGCGGCATCGGTGCCCTCGGACTCAACTATTGCTCCTAATTGACCAAGATGCGGCAGTACTTTATTTTCAGTATATACACCCTTTCGTCCTCCTTGAGCTATTTGTTCTTCTATTCTTTGTATATGCCCCTTGATTACTCCTTCGCCATGTCCCTCTAAGAAATTACCTATGGCCTCTTCACCCCTTGAAGCTAGAACTGAATCGTCAATCATCTGCCTTGTTGATTTATCATTGGTTTGAAAAATTCCATGTTTACGTGTCATTTTTCCTACTAAATCAGTGGCATCTTGGTCTGACAAATTAGCGGGAATTGTTATTTTATCAAGAACTTGCTGTTCACCCTTAATTGCTCTAGCGGCAGTTCCGGGAACATTAATGTCTGGATAAACATTTCCTGCATCCGCAGAAGTTAGGTAAACAGAAAATTCTTTTCCGGTAACCCCCTCATCTGCAAAGCTGCCTCTCCTGGACACCTGATTTATTACTGAGTCTCTAAGCCCAGTTCTGGCATCCCATCCGTAGGAATGACCCTGAACAGCATCCATTGCCGTGACTTGCCTGCCAACTTCAGTTGTTCTTATTTTTTCACCAATTTCAATAGTAGAATTTGGACTATGATGTAGAAAATATGATTTTCCATCATTTGTATATTGGATTGTTCCATTGGCAAAATCAATAGGGATTTTATTAAAATTTTCGCCTGCCATAAAAATCCAATCGTTTCATTACTATATGCCCATTATAGTAACTAGGGTAGGAGGTGTCTAATGGCCGGTAAAAAACCAGCAAAAGTTAATTCTGGTAATAAGATTAAAGAAATAGATAGGCCAGGTAAAGCTACTCTTTATGTAGCCGGATTTAAAGCTGAAAGAAACATATGTCCAAATTGCAAAAAAGAAACACGCAAAGGCATCGTTTATGAGCATCAGGGATCGTTATATTGTGGTAGAGGTTGCATAGCAGCTAGCGGAGTGGTACTATAACACTATGCGAAATTACTGGCTTTCAGATATTGACTATCAAAAATCATTAGTTAAAAATACTAATGAGATGAAAGATGAGCAAATGCAAGGCAAGGTCGCTCCAGCTGAAAGAGAATTCGCTGATTCTTTATTATCAATCGCAAAAAAATACGGCAAGCTTTCGGATAATGACGGTAACGGGATTTGGGTTGGTTACGTCCCTGAAGCAGAAAATGATAACTACGAAATTGGAGTACGTTGCGAAAATTGCATTCTTCATGAATCAGCATCAGTTTGTAAAATTGTTAAACAAAGAATTCAACCTGGCGGATACTGCAGATTAGCGGCTATACCTGATGGGGTTGTGGGATCATCTAAAGATGATGACGATGATGATGATTCAGAAGAAGAATAGGGAGTAACACTATGAAAATAGAACAGTTGAGAATCGGAGATAAAGGTCCTGCAGGCGGAATAATTTTCATTAATCCAGCGACGCATGGAAACACAACTGGTTTGTGGTTTGAGGTAGGTCCGTGTAGCAATCCCGATTTCGTCCAAATACCTTGGTCTTCTGGATATGGAGATTCTGGTGCTTCGGGAACCAAAATTGGCACAGGCGCAAGCAATACAAAATTGATTACATCAATGAGTGGAAACACAAAAGAGAACTGCGCAGCAACATATTGCACTAGTTATTCGTGGAATGGATTTGCAGATTGGTTCCTGCCTTCCGACGACGAGTTGACCCGTCTATGGGCTAATCGAGACATAGTTGGAGGCTTCGGTGATGGTAGCGCCTACTGGAGTTCAACTCAAGGTGGTCCAGGAATGGACTTATTATACGAATCCGCAAATGTGCATATCTTTGGTGCCCATAGCCCTGACCCCTACAAAGTTGGTAAGGACAAATTGTACTTTGTCCGCCCAGTTCGCTCTTTCGGTAACGAATAATGAAAGTTTGGATTGACCAAGACCTCTGTACTGGAGACGGACTATGCGCCGAGATAGCCCCAGATGTGTTTCATATGATGCCAGACGGTTTGGCTTACGTAAAAGAAGGCGACAAGATATTTGCCTCATCTGTGGGAAACCCAGAAGGCGCAGCAGGTTTAGCATCTTTTTCAGATGATAGATTAGGAGACGTAATTGATGCAGCAGAAGAATGCCCCGGAGAATGCATCTTCATCGAACCCTGAAGATCTCCATTATTTAACTATTGAAGAAAAACTTAAAGAGCTATGGAAAAAAGAAAAGGAAATCCTTGATTCTTTAGGTGTTGATACGGATAGCAAATAAAGTTTGACTTAGTTACTATACCCTCAAACAATTGGAGGGTTTTATGGAACAAATTAAGAATATAGTTATGCGTATTGTGGCTACTTTTGCGGCTTCTGGACTTGGTGTAATTGGTGCCGGCACCATTGCTGGTGTTCCTCTTTGGAAGGCTATCTTTATGGCTGGCATAGCTGGTGTAGCAACAGTTGTTGAAGGTTTGTCTAGAGCATTTTTGGATGATGGTAAATTATCTATAGCTGAGATTAATCAAGTATTCAATGGTGTTGACAAGAGTGTCAAAAAAGCTGCAGATGCAAAATGAAGAAGCTAGCTTTAGTTGCTGGAATATTTCTTTTATCCGCATGTGGTTACGATGGAGGATACAGGTATTCATGTCAAGACCCAAAAAACTGGGAAGCACCAGAGTGCAATCCTCCCTTGTGCATGGTGGATGGAAACTGCACAGAAGCTTTACTTGGATTCGATCCAAACGAAACAACAACAACACAGGAGATAGTCGCACCATGAAAAAACGTTTAACACCAGCAGAACTTGATGCTCGACTTAAGTTTGTGGTTGGTTGCGTTATGGCAACCGTTTTAACCCTTACAACTATTGGAGTTATTTACGCTCTTGTATTTGTTACACAGCCAATTGGTGCTCAAGCAGAAAATGACAAAATGTTTTTTAGTGTTTTGTCCAGCATTGCGACATTTATTACTGGAACACTAGCTGGATTAATGATTTCAACTGGCGGCAATAAAGAAGATAAAAACGGAAATGGAATTCCTGACGATCAAGAATAGTTATTAAAATGTCCGTAGAATCTAGTGCTTGGAATAATTGCAATGATGAAGATCTTTGGATATTTGATAAATTAATAGTTGCTAGACGCGCTGGCCATTTATGTGGCCCAAGCGGTGTTGAGGTTCCTTATCCCGGTGAATATTTTGTGAAGCCAGTGACCAATATTGAAGGAATGAGTAAAAACGCTCGAATTGAATATATTGAAAAAACAACCGATCATCTACACCCCGGTGAATTTTGGTGTGAGATATTTACCGGCGATCATATTAGTATTGATTATGCTGGCTATAAACCAGTATTATCAGTAATCGGAACTAAGCACGAAAAACATCCGCATACCAGATTTACTCATTGGAGAAAAACAGAACAAGTTTATCAGCTTCCACCTTTTATTGGTTTTATTCCATTGCGATACAAAACAATTAATTGCGAATTTATTGGTGGAAAATTAATTGAAATACATTTACGCGAAAATCCCGATTTTGCGTATGGGAATTCAGAAATTATTCCAGTCTGGAAAGATGAAAGTAATGATTCTCCAGAAACAGTATTTGCAAATACGCACTTAATAAGAGACGGCTATAGGTTTATAAGTGATAATGGTGAAGAATTAGAACGCTTAGGAATTTGGATTCGTTAGTTATTGTTGAACAAATAAACTTTTCTTTGCGTACTTTGCAATACCATAATTATAATTTCTCATATCTAAAGATACTAAGACATAATCGGATAAATGAGAATCTATAAATCTTCTATTGTCAGCTGAGTGATATTCTATTAAATAGATATCTGGCTGAAAAGTTATAGCATTTAAGATTTCAATTTCATAGCCTTCTGTGTCGATCTTGACTATGTCAGCTTTGGGTAATTTTGACCCAGGAAAAACATCTATAGTCTCCCCTTCTTCGCGCTGTTCTTCACCTCGAATTAAAGAAGCTTCTCCAATATTATTCTTTCCATAATAAATCTTCTTCTTTTCTTTTTTCTTGCCAATAGCGACATTGTTTGGCGTTACATTCGCTATGTCAGCTGTATTAGCTTTAAGAATTTCAAAAGTATTTTTAACAGGTTCATAGCAGTGAATTTTTGAATTAGGCCATCTATAATTTGCCCATCTAGCAAATCCGCCAATATTAGCTCCAATGTCTAATATAGTTGGATTAGGGTTATTGTAACCTATATTGTATTCACCATTAAATATTTTTGCAACGTGGACAATCATGTCATCTGGAATAAGCATACTAAATTATACCACACGAACTAAAAGATTATACATCTAGTGTATAAAATTTTGTATAACTATATTTTGCTCCAGATACAATAGGCTTAGTCACATGGTACTTGCCGCCATCAATAAATATTGTTGTTCCCGTTTTTGGGGCCAAATTCATTAAATCATTGTGGAATATGTCTTTTTCTTTTAGGCATATTTCTCCTCCAATAAAATCTTCATTAAAATAAGTTACAGAACTTAAGTGAACTTGTTTTTTATTGTTTTCTATAACATAAGGATCTAATGGTTCCCAATCTCTATGGGCGTCAATATATTGATTTTCTGTATACTTGATTAATACGTGTGATGTTACAGATAGTATTTTTGTTGAAAATTTTTCTTCTACAAAATTGTTTAAACGAACTTGAAAATCCTCAAGTATAGAAAAACCTTCAAAATCACTATGTAAGTGTAAGGCACGAATTCTCTTATTGTCCAATATTGGATCTTCTGGCAAATTAGCATTCTGTGGAGTATGTCCAAAAACTCTGTCTTTGGCGTAACCTACTACTAAATTGCATTCCTCTTTAGAAATAAGATCTTCAGATATAATTGTTGGATACATTATTTATAATGTGTCCCATCTTAAATGTTTTCTAAATTCACTTAAAGGAACAACATTTGGATCAACCCACCAATCCTCGTGAATTTCTCTTACAACCAGGGAATAGCCTAAAGAGTCAAGAATTTCTCTTTGAGCGTCGCGCAAGGCCGTATTTCTAAAATACATATTGGCATCGTGTTCAAATGTTATAACACTAAATCTATATTGAGTAAGTGGCAAAGTAATTAGACCATGCAAAGTTGTGTAATGATTGCCTTGTGGCCTACAGTGTTCGTTATATCCAGTATCTATATCAACTTGCAAATAGTCTATCTGTTGCGGAAAATTGTTTTCTTTAAAATATTTGATATAATCAAATTTTAAAGCATCCCCTTCGCAAGGGTTTCTTCTATTGGCATTAATTTCATTTCTACTGTGTTCTTCTATTTCGAAGGTAACACCAGACCAATCGTAGTCTTGTTCTAAATAATATGTGTTAGAACCTTGGGTTGAGTGAAATCCGCCAAGCTCAACATAATAGCCATTTCTTTTTTCTTTTAGGACTTCTAATACAAACTTTTCTTGAGAACTATTTCCTCTGTACTGCATATATACTCCATGGTCTACAGGTGACTAGCTAATTATATCACACTGAAAGATTATGGTATATGTAATTTTATTTTTATTTTTCCTATACGGGGTAAAAAGTAGAAAAAAATTTCTAAGGGGTTTTCCGTTTTAGACTTTTTTCCCTGTAGCTAAATTATAAATATCTAGGAGCATGTCTTCTACTTCTTGATAAGAGAATAGTTCTCTTTGAGTTTTAGATACCTCAGCTAAAAAATTTTCAACTGAGGATCTAATCTCTTCTACTCTTTCATCCTTAACGGTAGAAAGTATTCTACTCATTAACTTTCGTCGTTCTTTAAAAGAACATGTATGTAATGAACGGCCAAGGCAACACCTGTTGCTATCATGGCTGTCTTTCTTGTGTCGCCCGACAATGTTATGAACACGACAACGCTACCAGCCAAAGTGAATGATAGTGCTGCTGTCTCATTAACAAATTTCTTTACTAGTCCGAGCCAACTTATTTTTCTCTTCCATGTATCCTCCTCTAGGTAATAATTAAATATGCTATTTCTTGTGTACTCTTCATCGTCTTCGTCGTCCAAGCCAGCTATCTCTCCTGCTGGCTCTTCACCCTCTTCTTCTCTCCTGCTGCGACCCTCTGCACTTGAGCTGCCAGATCCGCCTCCAGAACTGCCACCAGAGCCTCCTGTAGAGCCTCCAGTGGCTCCTCCAGTGGCTGCAGCCCCAGCTACAGCAGCAACAGCTGTAGTGGCCGCTATAAGCGTTCTACGGCTTCCTACGTCGACCTGGGAACCCACGGCAACATAGTCGTCAAGGCCCTCACCATAGATGTCAATGGTTTCTTCAAAGGTTTCTTTAATTTCTTGAGGAGCATCAGTCACTGCAGCAACAAGGACTGCCTCTTCGGCCTGGGTTAGGTCTCCAACAGGGATAGTTTCGAACACTGCTTCAGCTTGGGCGGTATCGATGCTTTCGAGAACTTTAGAACTACTTGCAAGATCGGTTGCCTGGTCTTCAGTTACTCCGTTTTCAAGTACTGCATCTACGGCCTCAGCTACCTGCTCTTCTGAAACTGTATCTGATTCTAGAACATTTAAAACTTCAGCGAATTGTTCGTCAGTAATATCTTCTGTAATAACTGAATCTATAACTGCAGTAAACTGTTCATCGGATAATGGCTCATCGAATACTGCATCGAGAACCGCAGCAAATTCTTCTGTCGAAATATCAGCTGACAACACTGCATCAAGTGCAGCCACCAAGACTTCTGCTTTTACGTCTGCAGTAAATACAGCATCGAAAACTTCAGTCAACTGTTCAGCAGATATATCAGAAGTAAAAATATCATCTAACACTGCTGCGACTTCTTCTGATGAAGTTGTATCTATGCTATCTATAATATTAATTATTTCTTCATCGGTGAAATCAGTCGTTTCTATTGGATCAGTATCTATAGGCTCCGTATATACGGGCTCAGTATCGATTGGTTCCGTATAGACAGGATCAGTATCTATAGGTTCGGTATACACGGGCTCGGTGTCTATTGGCTCCGTATAAACTGGGTCTGTATCTATAGGTTCTGTATACACCGGCTCAGTATTTATTGGCTCAGTGTATACCGGGTTAGTATCTACTGGGTCGGTGTATACTGGACCTGCAATAGTAGTTGTGGTGCTTGTAGTTGCTGAGGCTGGTTCGATAACCGTTGTATCAACAGTTACTTCGGGACCGTACACGCACGGACCTACGCCAGCGTTAGAGAAGCAACTTTGATTTCCTGCTTTAATACCGAAACGAACTGGTCCATATCCAGTCGTGACAGGATTACTACCAGAGAACATTCCCGTGCTTAACGAGTAGTTAGTTCCTTGATTAGTCCACACTCCCCAACCACCCGATGTTGCTCCACCAATTACGGTTAGGTCATAGAAACTAACTGAGTAACCGTAGATTGCAGTGTTACTTGCCGCCGATGCATCCCAATCAAGGTCAACACTTCCGTCTGCGTTTGCAACAGCCGTTAAGTTTGTAACTGGATTGAGATACGCCGCAGTGATTGTGTTGTTGGATTCTACATATCCAGAGCCAGAGAAATTGGTTGTATTTTGCGCAGTAGCACCAAATGTGTTCCCACTGGCTGTAGAGAACGAGTTTGCGCTTACTCCGTTGTACACGGAAGAACCGTTATCCCAATTGTTTGCAAATTGAATAGCAGTCGTGTTTCCATTGAATGTATTACCTGAAACCATTTGATTGCCAGCACCAGGGGTCCAAGAGGTGGGAATCCAAGAAGAGAAGTACACGCCAGTACCGTTTGAAGTAAATGTTGAGTTGATTACTTGCTGGCGGTTCAGTCCGTTGAGCATTGCACCATAGGTGTTGCTCGTAAATTGGCTGTTTACGACTTTCGTGAATCGTTCAGTGCGAATACCATACTGGTTTGACGTGAATACTGAGTTATTTATGTAGATACGGTTTGAGTAATCAGTATCCGTAAGGCTTAGGGCTGACGGGGTGTTTCCGTGGTCAGAAGTAATCGCATAGCCGTTATTGTTGAATTGGGAATCATTGAATGTGGTTACTCCACCGCCGCCTTGGTAGAAAGCCCAAGATGAATGATTGGAAATCTTTATACGATTGAACGTCATCGTTCCAGAAGCGTTGTAGATAAGCCCACCGTCCCATGACACATTTTTCCCTTGTTTGAATGTCATGTCTTCGATAACAATTGTTCTTGAACCATTGTTGTAAATTGCTCGCCACAAATTGTTGCCATCAATAATTGTCGTAGTCATTCCCGTGCCGGTGATTGTTACGCCTTCAGTAATTGCGGGTAGGTCAGAAGTAAGAGTGATTGTTCCAGTGTTTCCTGAAGCAAAGGTAATGGTGTTAATAGTGGCTGAAGCGTTTGCTGTAGTTATAGCCCAACGCAAAGAACCCGAATCAGAAGTATCTGAAAGATTTGTAACAATGGCAGATGTTAGAGCAGGGACTGTAATTGACGCAGAAGAGTTTGCCGTTAGTGACCCAATTGAATTGGTCTTAGTTACCGCTACTCGTATTTGTTTTGCAACATCATCTGAACCAATTACGTATGTTGAAGATGTTGCGCCAGATATATTAACCCACGTACACGAAGAAGGCGTACATGATTGCCACTGATAAGTTGTCGCAGTTACGGCAGAACCACCATCACCCCAAGTTCCATCGACTGCAGTCAGGGTTTCTCCGTATTCAACAGTTCCAGACATTGATGTTCCACCAGATGTTGTTGGAGCCGTAGCCCCCGCAAGAAGAGTAAATGATCGACTTACCGTGGCTGCTGCTACGTATGAGTTATTGGCAGAACTATTTGCAGAGATAGTGCAGGTTCCCGTTTGACTAGCTAACACCGTCACTGTTGCAGTTGAGGTTCCGCTACTATCGGTCGACGAACCAACGGTGCACTTGCCCGTAGTGCTGGATGTAAAAGTAACCGACAACCCAGAAGTGGCAGTGGCCGAGACAGCAAATGTTTGGTTTGACGAAGAAGTAACTATGTCAGAAGGCTGAGCAAAAGTAATGGTGTTTGCACTGGCTACAGATATTGCTGAGTCAATATACATTGAAGCACCAAGGGCTTTTCCACCTGTTGCGTCATAAGAACCATTGACGAACCTAAATCTGTAATAGCCAGTAGATGGAACTGTGCCACTAGACGTAACCCAACCTTGGTTTTGTCCACGTCCATATGAAACCAAAGTTGAAGTAGCACTAGAGCCATAGTCGTATGTGTTCCCACTTGCCGAAACCCTAACCAAGTATCCGTACGCTTCGTAGTCATCACCCCCACCAGCAGCAGCCCAGTCAAAAGAAATTGATTGATTTGCTGTGGCAGGAAACGGCTCTGTCCATACTTCCGGACCAAATGCTGAACCATATGTTGCATGGTTGTTGCAAGTGTTTGGATATGGACCAATGCTTCCAGACGAAGAAAGCTGAATAACACCAGAACGATTAGCATATGATTGGTTTTGAGATGTAGTAAAGTACATCGATTGTTGATTAGCTGCTGCTTCACCGCTTTCATACATTTGTGCGGGTTGGACATAGTACTTGTCCGTAACATAGGAATAAGAGTCACTGGAGGTAGCGTCAGTACCACTCATAGTGTATGGACCGATGCCTTGTCTTGTTAGAGTGCCACATTGGCTTCGACTTGCGAGGCTTCCAAGTGCCACGCCAGCTGCTGGAGTGTTTTCAAAAACTGGGGATAAGGCACGTGCTGGTGTTGCAGATCCAAATGGCGGAACAAAAGATCCTATCAAAAATAAAGGAACAAAAATCCATGCGGCTTTGCGCGTAAAAGCGTAGCGTAATCTATTTAATATATTCAACCGACATCCCCTTCAGTTAGACATCCCTAATAGTAACTAAGGGGTAACAAAAAAGATCCCCAACTTATTTAAAAGTCAGGGATCTTTTACGCTATCGAGCGTCGGTTTCCGTACGCTTATTATAGCATAAGCGCTATGTCGAAGTGGTAAACATCTCAAGAGCTTCTGGCTGTTCTTCTGCTATCTTTGGATGAATTGTTTCAATTGAGACAATTGGTTCTCTAATAAATCTATCTACGGCAAAAAAACCACGCTTTAATACGTCTTGAATTAATTTTTCTGCTGCCTCTGGAGTAATCGCATAAGCGTATGCGCAATTCATCGAAACAACAGAAGCAGCTTCCCCTGCCCTAAACCCCATATTATATACCGAATTTTTAACTATGGGGTTATATTGATCAAATGCATTTCTCATGTGTCTTCTTCTTAGGGATCCCTCCCAATCTAAGTGAAGTATATCTTTCCAATTAGGATCATCCCAAGGTCTAACCACAATTGCATCATGCTCCAAAATAATGATTGGCTCTTGAAGTTTTACAGCGGTAAGCCATAAATCAAAATGCGATGCAAAACATCCTATAGTTCCTAGTACCGATGACCAATGTTTATATAGCTGGTAATGAGGCATGGATTCATCAAATATTGGCTTAATATTTTTAGAATCCAAAAAACTAATAGAATCTTTTCCACAATGAGCTTTAAATATATTTGGGTCATAACCGTGTGTTTTAAGAGACTCAAAGCATGTGTTAGATAGTCTAATTGAAGAATCATTATTCATTAATGTAATAATGAAACTTTTCATCTTACTCATGTATGTGTTCTGGTCTAATGTAGTTGTTATTTTTTTTAATCCAAACTTGCCAGTTCTTTTCAAGAAGAATACAGTGCTCTGAGTACATACCAACAAACATATCTATTGCTTGTTTTGGATTATATCTTTCGCCCTGTGGGTGACTCCATGTGTAATCATCTATCGCCATTATTCCACCTGGCTTAAGCAACTCCCAAGAAAGCAGGGCGTCAAGCATAAATGCTTGTGGCATATGGTCACCGTCAATATAAATAAAATCAAATTGTTTATTTCTATTTTTCATAAGATAGTCTTCACTATACATTTTATGCTTAGTTAGTTTATTTGCATATGGTTTAAGCTGTTCGTCAAACGCTGCTTCAACGTCTCCAAAACTAAATTGCTCGTGCGCTATATTGCCATTCCATGGATCAACGCACGTAAGTTTAGATGAAGGATCTGTCAATATATTAGACATCATCCACGCAGCGCTATTGCCACAAAATGAGCCTATTTCCAAAAATTGTAAATTTGGCTTTCCACTAAACTCGTTAAGCAGTTTAGCAAAATTTTCTTGTGTTGCGGTTTCTAAAAACCAATTCGGTAGTTTTTCAGCTAATTTTCTATTCATTTTAATATTTTCCTTTTTTTATTGTGAATTATTATCTTTTTATTATATCATACTGTAATATATCAGTCAGGATTTTTGTGGGCTGATAAATAAATCCAATTCATTGAACGCCAAGTTGTTGGCAATACGTCTGGTTGAAAACCAGTCTTCCACAGGCAGTAAGGAAGACTCACTTGGTCTTGATATGACCATTCTAAATTCTGTCTGTGCCAAAGCTCCCCAAGTTCTTTAACTTTTGGATTAGTTAAATCTCTTACAGAAACACCACACTCATAGAGACCATACTCATAAGGAAACCCTTCTGATTGGTAAAAGGCTACCTGTTCGTCTAGCGGTTCATTGGCGTATTTTGGTGGACGGATTGTTGCTTCTCCATAGCCACAGTGTCTTCCGTCAAAATGAGGAGAAACAACGAATCCATTATTCATATATGAAATTATTTCTTCCACAAAATTTGGATTGGTTATACCCATGTCTCCATCAATCCAAATCATATACTTCCAATTATCAGCTATCATTGGAATTGAATGTGGGTTTAATTTTGGTCTTTTAGATCTTCTTCTATTATCTAACTTTTCGTCACCAAGAAGTATCGGAGTCCATGGTGAAGAAATATTAAATGGAGAATTCCCATCTGTGAAATATAGATAATCAACACCATCGATTTTCAAACTATCGATAAAGTAATCATATCCACCGGTTACTGCTGTAACTATAACAGTATTGCCGTACCAATCATTAACCATAAATTAAAACTCCGTAGTTATAATATGACCGTTTATTTGGTCGCTAGGTGGAAGTTCTTTTCTTACCAAGATTCTTTGCACCCATCTATCAGTGCCATCATATCTAGCTTGAAATGGTTTGCGACCATGAATTGTTTTATTATTATCTATAACTAATAAATCGCCAGTTTCTAAAACTACTTCCTGAATACATTCACTCACAGCTTCATGAAGTTTTTCTAAAGCCGCTCTTCCAAGTTCATCATTTGCCTTAACGAAAGTGTAGTCATAAATAAAATTATATCCATCTTCAGTTTTTTCAAGAACTGAAATAGGAATATTTTTATCCTTCTGCCCTTTTGCTCTAAAAGATATATCTATATTGGTTGTGAACCATTTCTTTTGCAGGGTTGCTATTACCCATAGATCTAATTTTTTGACAATGTCATCTACATTTGCATATGTAGTCACTGCATTTGGATCGCCCCTCAAACAAAACAATAAAACATAATCTGGTTTATAGGGATGAAATGCAGTCTCCGTATGAAGAGCTAGTTCAACCTTAGATGACGTAGATATTTGTTGAGTCTCAGTTTTGTGGACAGGAAGTATATTCTGTACCAATTGACCTTCCTGTTCCTGCATGTAGGAAACAGGGTGGCCAAATTTGTGAGCGTATTCCAAAAATACTAAAGAAGACTTATCAGAAGAAGCCTCTTTAATTGAATTTGCAAATGGAGTTGCGGGGGTCTTCGGAACAAAACCAATATCAAGATTTTTAAAAAGTATTATACCCATTACTGATCAGACAAAACTTTCAATATTAAAAAATATAATTTACTTAAATCATTTGGAGAAATAGAAAATATATATTCTTTTTCAAGTGTTTTAATTGTAACGCAGTGAACATGAACCAAGTCGCCATTTGATGTAATCGATGCAGTTGGCTTTGATATAACTATATTACTTATAGTTGGCATGAAGCCATCAAATGGGTTTACGTTATCCATTTTTCTATTATATCACAAAGAGATACTTAACCTACTTGAGATACAGTAAGAATTGCAGGATGTTGTAATGGCATTTATTTTTTCTTTCGTTTTGCCGCTCTCATATTATCTATGAGATTTGGATAAGGTCTTCCTGCTGCCTTAGCCATTGCTTTTGCTCTAGCTTTTGCTTTTGGTGCTAATTTTTTTGACTTAGCTTTAGGATTAGGTGTATCCCAAACCATTTTTTTGGAAGCCATTATTTTACCAATCCTATAATCAAAATCATTTGAATTAAATGAAGAGCTAAATAACCAAGATGAATTGCTAATTCTTTTTTAGAACCAGAGGCCTTCTCTACACCCAAGCAATAGGTGCATGCACCATCAAATTCATGACAATCTTCACAACAGTATTTTGTAGCCATAATATTCCTATTTCTTTTTACTAATTTTTCTAAGTGTTTTAGCAAGCGAAGCTTGCTTACGGGTAAGCGGACTATACTTTTCTGGGTTCTTTGAAACTGCTGCTGCCATTCCAGCTACAGACTTGCCAGCCTTCTTTGCTTTTGCAGTAAAGGCGCCAGGTCTTTTAATCGCACCTTGAATCCAGTTTTTATTACTGGCTTTCTTCTTTGATGCCATTTTTTCTCCTCTTTTTTATAGTTTTTATTTCTGTTAAAAAACCACTAGCATGATCTCTTACGTGACCATCTATTTTATCTTCTATTCTTAGAAGGTGTTCTCTAACATAGCCGTGATCTTCTTTGTTTTCTCTTCTAGCTCTTTCTAAAAGAGTAACAATAACAGCACCGACAACACCAATGAGAGCAACAGTAATCTGCTCCATGGCATTATGCTTTAATACCCAAGAGCTCCATAACCTTAGGTCCTGGAACTGAGTCGGCTGGTAACTTATTTGCTACCTTAAATTTCTTAATAGCTTCTTTTGTTGCTGCGTCCATTTCACCATTGATTGGTCCAGCATAGACTCCCTTTTTCTTAAGGGCTTCTTGCATTTCCTTTACGTTGTTTCCACCTGCTGCAGGTGCTGCAACTGGTGCTCCAGCTGCCGGAGCAGCCACTCCATTGCCATCCATCCATGCTTTTACTGATGCCGGAATGTTGTCACCATTTACATAGCGAAGGTGCCATGGTTCGCTTGGAACAACTTCCCACGAGAAACCAAACTCTTTAACATTTGCAATGAGCCAGTTGAGACGCTTTGGCTCTGATGCTGAATGAACGTCAACAGCCAAGCCGAGGTTATGCTGTGACTTACCAGGTGTGGCCAACATTGCCATTCCTTTTTTGAGGTACCAAGTTTTTCCCTCAAATGTTTTAGTGCTGGTTCCAGCAACTTCTTCGAGTTGATAGCGTGTAAGGAATCCCTTTTTCTGACTTTCGTAATCGCGATATGTATCACCTGCTGAAGTTGGCTTAAGCTCAACGCCTTCGGCCTTTGCCTTTTCAACCATTGCGGTCCATGCAGCTGCGGCAATCCAATGCATCTTTCCGCCACCAGGGACAGCCTTCAAAAGGTTAGCAGGAAGTTTTCCTGGTTCAATTCCTTTTAGATCTTTTGGAAGTACTACTGGAACTATATAATCCCAAGCTAGCTTTGCCATATGTGCTCCTATTTCTTTTTAGATTTTTTTCTTTTTCCCGCAACAGAGATTGCTATTGCGATAGCTTGTTTTTTATCTTTTACTACAGGACCTTTTTTACCAGAATGAAGAGTCCCTTTTCCATATTCGTCCATAACTTTAGTGACTTTTTTCTGGAAAAGAGACTTCTTCTTAGCCACAGTTACTTCTTCTTTTTCTTCTTAGCAATTGCTGCTTGTATAAATGGTGGAAGTTTCTTCTGATCCGGTGTCATTCCACTCATGTTTGCGCCAGCCTTTTTTGCTGGAGCTTTCTTCTTGCTAGTTGCACTACCCATTTTGCCTTTTTTCATCATAGCCATAATCTATACTCCTATTTTTCTTTTTCTTTTGATGCGACTTTCTTTTTTGTAGCCGCTTTCTTTTTTACTTTTTTTTCTTCATTTTTATTATCTGTATTTACAACATACTTTGACATAGTAATCCTTAAATGTATTAAAGAAAATAGTTTATTTTTTCTTAGACTTATTTGATGCAGATATTCTTGCGGCTTTTTTCTTTGCGTCAGCTTTTGAAGAAGCACCCCAAGCTTGCAATGACAAAAGCAATCTAGTTGGACGACCTTTGCTATCTCTTTCCGGACCTGGCATGTTGCCCATTCTTGCGAGAAAAGAAGCTCTACGTGGATTGTTTCCAGACTTTACTGGAGCTTTTAAGTTCATACCCTGCTTCTTTGCTGAGGCACGCCCTTTAGCATTAAGACCACCCTTAGGGTTCTTACCTGCTTTAGTTTGCCATGCTGGTGATTTAGCCATTATTTTTTTTCCTTGTTGTTTTTTTATTTTTATTAACACGAGGAGATTTAACTGGCTTTGGTGCATTTTTTAATTCTATACCATACATAAAGTTATTCTGCCCCATTCTTGGACCAGCTATATATGTAAAATTTTTCATGACCATAATATTATACCATTCCTCAAAAAGTTTTAACTAAATCTCTAATTGCCATATTTTTAGGCATGACGTTAGAAATTAGAGTTGTTTTTCTAAACCACTTTAGAAGTATATTATATCTAGTACCGCTCTTTATCTCATTTACAGCATGTAAGTACATAGCATTTGTGGGAAATGTTATTATGTCTCCAGCCTTTGGATTTAAACTTAAATTATACTCAGGAAAAACAAGTTCCCCTCCATCATAATTATCGTTTAAATAAACCAAAGAAGAATAATCAGCTAGAAATCTAGGAATATCAGAGTTCCAAGTTGGCCTTGAATCATCTATATCTAAAGATAGTTCGGAGTTATTGTACTCGCTGTCGGAATGCGGGGATTGATAATCCCCTTCCGACCAAACCCTACCCCATATTCTGGGATCACAGGATAGTCTTTGGCCATATCCAAACTCAAGCTTTTCTTTAACTAAATCAATTAGATTATTTATTGTTGGATAAATATCTTGATTATGCCAATTAAAGAACACTGACTTTATTTTTACTGGAGTACCGTCTTCATAAAAATCACACCCATCACCATTTGGTAAAAGTTCTTGTACAGATTCTGGGTTTTTTATATATGATAATAACTTTTCTATATCAAGAGAAGATAGAATGTTATTATCAATAATAATATTGTTTATTGAAGCGATGGCCATAATAGCTACCTATATTTTAAGGCAAATATTTATTTAGTGTCTTTCTTAGGACGACCCTTTTTTGCAGTTGGTGTTGCCATTCTTGCAGCATCTTCTGGACGAGGACCAGTTTTTTTTGTTGCAGCTGAAGTTGCTGCTCTTGCCTCATCTTCAGGGCGAGGGCCAACTTTTTTGGCCTTAGGAGCTGATGCTTCCTTAACAGCTTTAGCAACTTCCTTCTTTGCATCTGAAGCAATTTTCTCTGCTGCTTCAACCGCAATATCTGCTACTGCTTCTGCCTGCTCCACAAGTTCGTCGATAACCTTAGCTTGAGCTTTAGCAATTGGGCTATTTGGATTTAACTTCTGAGCTTTAAATGCAGCTGACTTTATTTTATCGGATAATTTCTTAAACATTTTCAACCTCTGTTTGTATTTTAATTTTGGATAATTAATAGTAATATTATATTATTTATAATAGTAAATTGCAAATATATGTTTTAGCTATTTGCCTTGTTGGGATTCTTTAATTAAAACATACCTATCTCCAGTCTCTTTTGAGACTATCGAAAACCCATAGGCTGCCGCAGCTTCTATTGCTGCTTGAAGAGCTTCTTTATCCTCAAGTGACACCTCGCCTAGTGGAAGACTTATTCCAGCGTAGACGTCTATGTTTTCAAAATTTCCAATGTTTATTTTTCTGTTTACACCACAGACCAAAACCGGAGATGTTGTAATGCTTATTCCTGGATTGGAATTAATCATTGAATCCAATGGTGAATCTGTTGACTGTTCAAAAGCGCTTTTACTTATTTTAGGCATTTATTTTTACTTCCATTCCTAGTGCTATTAATGTATTTAATGTTTGATCTTCAAGAGACATATTATCAGTATTGATAATGACATCTGCCATTTCTTTTACCGCTTCTATTCCATTCTCAGAAGCATGTTCTGATTGGACTTTTGTTGGGAGTTGCCCATCTCTTTTGAGTAATCTATTGTTTAATATTTCATCAGAAGCATCAAAACAAATCACTATTCCGTTAGGTTGTTTTTGTATTGCAGCTGCTTCATTTGGATATCTAACATCAGAAATAATTATTGCCATCTTTGAATTGTCCATATCATCATTCTCATTACAAAACTGATTATATAGTCTATTGCTTTTAATTATAGCCCAGTGCGCAAAACACTCTGGGTAATCCTGTCTGCATATATCTCCAGCTTTTTGGAGGAATGTTCGCGGCTTTATTCCCTCTGGTTCAATTGGTAGAGCTTCGATTTCTCTAACCATTTCAATAAACTTATCATAGGCTGGCATATTGCCTATTGCTGAACCGCCATACAGGTCATACAGTGTTGAGTGTAAAGCAAATAGTTTTCTAGACTTCTCATTTGCTCCCATTATATTCTTTTTAATGGAAGCCATTTCATACAATGGTAGTGCAAAAAATAAATGATCCCATCTGTAACCAAACTTAGTTGTCTCCAAAGAACCCTTTGGAATAATCGATTCAGCAACAGATGTTTTCCCGCTGCCAGCTTTACCAGCTAAACCTATTATTATTGGTTGATTATCTCTAAATTTTTCCATAGTCATAAATTATATCACAGTTCTTTTTGCTTTTGTTCTAATTGATCTAAAAAAGTATTTGCTAAATAGTCTGGCTCCCAAACTAAATTTCTTGGAACCTGTATAAGTCTAAATCTATACTCTGATTTTATTTCCTCAATTGTCATAAGCAGGGGTAGCAGAGCTGGACTCTTACACTTCCAAACTCCATTAACTTGATTAGCAACAACCGCAGAGTCAGTATAGATGATTGGATCAATAAAATCAGATAAGGCGCATATCAACAAAGCTGCTATAACTGCTTCGTACTCAGCCTCATTATTAGTTCTAGATCCAAGGCCTCTAGCAAACTGTGCAACTTTTTTTCTATTCTTATACACAACAGTTGCACAAGCAGCTTCGCCTCTCTTTTTTTGACCCTGCCCTCTTGAGGCTCCATCACAAAAAACTTCTATATTCATTAATCTATTTTAACATCCACTAAGATGTTTAACTCTGCTGCTCTCTTTTTTATATTTTCTTCTTGGCTTTTAGAGTTAGCAATGTAGGTATTGATGAGTAGATATCTACTGCCCTTATACTGAACTTGAGTGGGGAAATTTAATCCTTCTCTCTTTTCAGAATAAAATTCGTCTACCTTATTTACATTTTTATAATGCCCAATAAACATGATTGTCCTTTAGTATGTTTTGAAGTCTTCTTCTAAATAATAACCTTTTGATTCTCTGCTTGAAGCTATCTGCATTGACTGGACTTTATCCATAAGCTTTCTTGCGGACTCAGATGCTATTCTTGCCGAGCTTTCTAACGACTCTGCCAAGTTGACAATTGCTTCACAGGTTACTAGGGCAGAGTATTCCGCCTCGGCTGCTTCCATGGCAGCTGCTTCTCTTTCAGCTTCATTCTTGCCAACTCTAGAAGACTTATAAACCTTTTTATATTTTCCTTCTATTAACTTATAGTTTGCTCTAGCCATTCCAGCAAATCTTGCTGCTCGTCCATAGACATTTGATGTTCTAGCAACTAAGGATGCAAGCTTATCTAAGCCTAGATCAACAACATCTGCCTCGGGTATTTCTATAAAGTATAAATTGTCTTTGCCCTTTTCTACATAAGAGTTTATAACCTCTTGTATTTGAGGGTTTAAAAAATCAGAGAGAAGCTGTTGTAGCTTTTCTATGTTCTGAAGGTTCATTTATCTTCCTTTTTTAGTTTCAATTCTTTTATTAGTTCTTGCATGTCGTGTTCTATTATAAGCTGTGTTACTTTTTCTTTTATTTTAGACAAGTGTTCTCTTACTGTGTTTGGGTGTTCATTTATTTTTTGAGAAATTTCACTTGACTTCTTGCCATCTACGAATCTCCATTTTATCAGCTGTCGCTCTTGAACGGTAAGTTGATCGAATGGAGGAATATTTTTTTCTCCAAGAACCCACATTTCATTTAATTCATCAGTGGCTATAAATTGTTCTAGCGTATATTCAATAGGTTCTGGCCTGAAGCCCGGTTGTTGTTCTTCTTCCTCATCTCCGTATGAATCATCTGTAATCAGTGGGAATGTTTTTCTTCCTAATTGATCTATTAAAAATGTATCTACGTTCTTTTTTAGCAGATAGAAAAAGTAGCTGTATAGAAATCCGCTAAAAGGTATTGGCCCTTTAGCTGAGTCTTTTCTCTCATACCTTTTTATGCACTGAAAGAACGTCATGTTTATAGTTTGCCTGATGTCTTCTTCGTCACCATACCTTTTGGCCATGTACTGTATTCCGGCTCATGACTTCTTGAACGTGTTTATAGTTTGGTTTATTTAATTTATTCTTCATCAATGCAAACCTGACAAAAGAATTTTTAACAAATAAACTTATAAACCTTCGAATGTCATAGTCATCAAGATTATACCTGCAATGATAAAGAAGTGAAACATATTTGGTTAAAAAGTTATTAAATACTTTTAGTAATTCTTCTTGCGCCTTTGGATCTTCCTTCTTGGCTTTTGCTATAAGATCTTGCATCTCTGATTCTGCAAGATTATAATATTGTTCTTTATAAGCTGCCATTAATTATTTTCCTTCCCAATTTAAAATCAGGGAACTATATTCTATTCTTATATCTTCATAATATATCACTACTGGAACCTCTAATTCTTCCATAAATTCACGAGCATCTTTTGAGTACTTACTGATGATGCATATTAGTTTTTCAAATTCTTTTGGGTAATACCTTTTAAATCTTTTTAGTTTAACTTTACTTTTTGTATCTAGGTATCCTTTTATCTCAACCCATTCTCCAGTTTTATTAATAAAAAAATCTGGCGTATAACCCTTTGTTCCCCTTTTGATTGGAAAAGAAAATACTGTTGGTTCAAATTCAAATTTGATATCATACCCATTAAGTACTCTTACAAAATTAGCTTCCCAATTAGACCTTACATTAAGTTGTATATCTGTTCTAAATCCCGTCTTAGTATGCTTGTATGCATTACCTCTGCTACCAGCTTTTTTTGGATCTTGCTCTACCTCTAATAGCTTTCCTGCTTTTGCGGGAGAAAAGTTTGGAGATTTCTTTAAAGATCTCTTAGAAAAAAATGTCTTCGAGTTGACAATCTCAGTTTTCATGTAGTAACCTCTATCTTGTTGATAGCATAATATAAGTCTTAAAAAACATTATACTTTATAAAAGATAAAAATACAAAAAAATATGCCGCAAGGGTTGCGGCGGAAAGTATAGGAAGATACAATGGAAACCATGACAACAAAAACAGAGCTGTTCAGCAGCATCAAGCAAGCAATCAACCACAATGTAATCGATAGCCTCCAGGAGGCTGGTTACGACAACACAACAGCAACCAAGCTGGTTACCCAGTTTGAGGGCCTTGAAGTTAATGACCTGGTCTTTGAATCAGATTCAAACTTCTAATTAATATAATATTAAAAATTCCCCCGCAGAAATGCGGGGGTTTTTTTATGCCCCAGCTGCCTTCTTATTCCTAAAGACGCCAGTGCCACATGCCCCACTTTTTGCGTGGTCACAATAGCTACATGCTCTAGAGTTTGCCGTGGCAGCAAATGAGTTGTCATTAATGATCTCGTTTATAGCATCTATAACATCCTGCTTAAGTCTTTCGAGATCATCCTTTGTATAGGTATGGCTCTTATGCTTTCCGGATCTTAAATAATAAAGTTCAGCCGTAATCGTTTTGTCCGGGAATAGTTCTGATGCTGCTATAGCATATATTCCAAGCTGAAGGTTATTTGGGATGCTCTTTTGAGACACCTCCCATTTTCCTGTTTTATAATCTACGATTCTGACTTCATCGCCAAAGACATCTATTCTGTCTATAAAGCCAATTATTAAATGATTACCTAATACGAATTTAAATCCATATTCTTTATCGTATACATTAAATTCTGTATTTATATTTTGATCATAAAATTCATCAAGTATTTCTTTTCCAACTGTAATAAGTTGTTCAGAAATTTTCTGATCCGGGTCGTGTGATTCTTTACTCTTTTGATATTCAGTTTCTATTTCAGAATAATCTAAAGGAGAATCATTACTTATAACATTTTCTAAAACTGTATGGACTATGTTTCCGAAGCACTGCAGCTTCGCCAAATAGTCTTGGTTCTTTCAGAATATAAGAATAAAAATACTTAGCTGCACACTGCTTATAAGTATCTATCCTTGAATAAGAAAATTCTGTTAAGGATAATCTTTGTAGTGGATCTAAATCTTCTAATTTTTTAATTGCTATTGTCATTTAATTCTTCACGTGGATCATAAACAATATTACCTTGGGCATCATACTCTATGCCATCTTTATCTATCGTATGGTTATTAACCATATTCTTGTACAGGTTCTCTCCAATGGCGACCCATCCGGAATTTCCTATCTCCATGAAATCACCCTCTATATATGGCCAAGACATACTACTCTCCTACTCAACCGAAATCACTGTATTGTTTATTGAATCCATATTGAAATAGTAATTCAATAAACTATATATTTCATTCAACTCCTGTTTTGTTGCATGAAAGCCAACTACTCCAGACTGAATAAAGAATGAAGCATCGCTTTGATCTTGATATTCGTATTCAATTAATTGAATATCTCCTAGTAGCATTCTGCCGACTTCTTTTTTATTAGACATATTAATCCTCGTATATTGTTATTGGGTTGAAGTTAGGGTCATCCATTTTTTCTTGCATATCAGCCACGTAAGAATCCCAATCTCTTTCGTCTTCGGATTTCTTTTCATACTTTACGGTGCCCTTAAATGGATTAGTTTTAAATCTTGTCATCAACAACTTACCTTCTTGGGTTCTCCATCTGAGAACGCCATTTCTACAGTCGCAGAAATCTTCATTGTGAACGTCGATCTTTCCAGCTGGGTCATATCGCCCACTGCAACCATTGCACTTTGTGTATCTACCCTTATCTTGACATCTGCTGCACGACGAGCAGTATACCCAGCATGGTTTTGTCGATGGGTTCTGATACGATCCAGGAAGTGTCATTGTTGTATCTCCAATTCTAATATTTTTTCTACTATCGGTACTATTTTTGTTGATGCTAATGTATCAAATTTATAAATAAACTTGTGCTTATTGTCTGACATTTCTAGAAAGACAGGTCTGTTGCCTTTATTATTAGATATTATATCATATATGCTATCTAGTGTCACCTTGCTAATGTTATTTTTAGGAACAAATATTATAGGTTTTCCACCTGTAAAAATCTTTTGATCAATTTTTTCTGAAGAATTATAAAATATTTTTGTAATAGAATTTTCTTCATCATTTTCTTTATTAAGATTTCCACTTATAATTAATATATCTCCAACATTAAAATATTCATTAGATATTTCTTTTGCTGCTCTTGGAAAAACGATGACTTCCACGTTCGACGAGATGTCTTCAAGGTCTAACTTGAACATCTTATCACCCTTTTTGGTGGTCATCTTTTTAACAGAATTAATTATTCCACCAATCTTAACTGGAGTGCCAGAATCATATGAGCCAAGGTCAATTATTTCACTTGTAATTTGATTACTAATTACATCCCAGATTCCCATTACAGGGTGATTAGTGATATACATTCCAAGTTCAGCTTTTTCTTTTTCAAGAATCTCTAACTCTATTCTTCTGCTTATTTCTATGTCATTATCGTCAATTAGTTCATCTAACGCACCTGCAGCAGCGAGGTGTTCTAGTGTTGACTTCTTCAATGTAACCGGATCACATCTCCTATAGAAGTCATAAATATTTACATATGGCTCTTTAAGATCTCTTGCTTCGACTATGCTTTCTGCAATTGTTAATCCTATCCCATCTATAGCTGACAAGCCAAAAACAATTGAGGAATCATTTGCAACTTCGAAATCGATTCCAGATTTGTTTATTGAAGGAGGAAGAACGTCAATGCCTAGCTTTCTGCAGTCGGAAAGATATAGAGCCTGTTTATCTTTATTTCCTACAACAGAACTCATTAGTGCGGCCATATATTCAACCATGTAATTAGATTTTAGATATGCAGTAGTGTAAGAGATCATTGCATAGCTAGCAGCGTGTGCTCTGTTGAATCCATAACCACCGAAGTATTCAATGTCGGAGTAAATCTTATTAGCTTTATCTTCCGTTATTCCAGAAGTAGCTACACATCCGTCAACAAACTTCTTTCTGAATAAAGCTATTTTATCCATTAACTTCTTACCAATAACCTTACGTAGGTCATCGGCTTCAGCGGAACTAAAGCCAGCTAACTCTCTGGCGACTCCGAGAACATCCTCTTGGTACAGCATGATGCCAAGCGAAGGTCCAAGAACGCTTTCCAGTTTTGGATGATCATATGAAATCTTAGATCTACCATGCTTTCTATCTATGTAGAGCTTGTCCATTCCTGATCCCATTGGGCCTGGTCTATACAATGATATTAAAGCCATTATATCTTCTATGTTTTGAGGCTGAAGTTGTATCATCAGCTGTCTCATGCCAGCGGACTCTAACTGGAAGACACCGATACAGTTCCCTTTGCATAGTTCTTCAAATGTTTTTGTATCATCTAAAGGAATTTTTTCTATATCTAATGAAATTCCTTTTGTTTTTTCTATCAACTTAACACATGAATCTATCACCCCTAGGTTTCTTAGGCCCAAGAAGTCAATCTTTAATAGTCCACACTGCTCAACTCTTCCCATGTCCCATTGTGTAACGATTGGATTGTCTACACCTTTTCTCATGATTGGTAGATAATCAACGAGTGGACCCTTTGATATTACAACGCCAGCAGCGTGGATACCAGTCTGTCTAACTAAACCCTCTAAACCAAGAGCTGTGTCTACAATCTTCTTTGATTCTTGACTTGAGTTGTATTCATTTTTAAACTCTTCCGATAACATACATTCTTCTAAGTTTTTTGATACACCAAGAATTGGTGGAGGAACTAACTTAGAAATCTTGTCTCCAGTTACGAAGTCATAACCAAGAGCTCTTGCTGCGTCGCGCAAAGATTGACGAGCTCCAGTTCTATTGAACGTGCATATATGGGCAACTCTATCTTCGCCATATTTATTTCTGGCATATTCTATTACCTGATCTCTATATCGATCATCAAAGTCTAAGTCGATATCGGGCATTGACTTTCTGCCCTCCACCAAGAATCTTTCAAACATTAAACCAAATCTAATTGGATCTAGATTTGTAATATCAAACGCATAAGACAATACGCTACCAGCTGCAGACCCTCTTCCCCAGCCTACTCTTATGTTGTTTCCTTTTGCCCATCTAACTAGGTCAGATACAACCAGGAAGTACTCTGGGAAACCCATTTCCTTTACCACTCTTATCTCATGGTTTGCTCTATCAATTATATTTTGAGGTAGATCTTCTCCATACTTTTTTCTTAATCCATCCCATGCTAATCTCTCAAAGTAGTCTATTGATTTTTCTTTAGTTGGTATTGGGAATTCAGGGAAGTGTATGTCTCCAAATTTAAGATCAACATCGACCATGTCATTTACATGCATTGTATTCTTTAGATATTCTTCAGAAAAAATTGAAGACATTTCATCGTAGGACTGCAAATAAAACTTGTCTCCAGAAAAAGAAAATCTATTTGGAGTATGAATATTGCTGTTGGTAGCAACGCATAACATTATGTCATGTGACTGAGCGTCGTGTTGATGCACATAGTGGCAGTCGCCCGAAGGAACAACCTTGGCGCCTATAGTATTTGCTATCTTTATAAGACCAGGTATCACGCTCAACTGTTCTTCTATGCCATGATTCTGTATTTCTATAAAATAGTTTTCTTTTCCGACTATGTCTTGCATCGCAGCAGCATGCTTTAATGCGGTGTTGTAATCGTTTCTAAGCAGGGCTTGAGACACTTCCCCGTTGAGACAGCCAGACAGTACTATTATGCCGTCTGAATGCTGTGATATTAAATCATGATCAACTCTAGGCTTTACGTAGTAGCCTTCAGTAAAGGCTTTAGATGACATCTTAATTATATTGTGATAGCCAATATTATTCTTGGCAAGGATTGTAATGTGGTATGGACCTCTCTGCTCCCACTCGTTCTTGGATGGGCCAGATCTTTCCTCTTCATCTCTATCAAATCTAGTTTTTCTAGCCTGATAAAACTCAGATCCCAATATTGGCTTAACCCCTACGGCTTTCCCTGCATCATAAAAGTCTAACCATGAGTGAATATTGCCATGATCTGTAGTAGCTATCCCTGTCATACCTAATGACTTAGCTCTCTCCAGGTACTCCTCTACACTCCCATGCCCGTCTAGCATGGAGAAAACAGTATGGTTATGTAGGTTGGTCCAATTTTTCAAACTACAGGCCTCTCTCAGTATCAGAGTTATCTAAAGCCTGATCCCTAGTTTCTCTATAAGTTATTATGACAATTCCACCACAGTATTTACAGGGAACAGTCTTGCCCGCCTGAGCGAATGGGCTATTGTACATGTAATGCATTGGTTGATCGGACTTGCACTCCGAACAGGTTCCAATAACATCATCTGGATCAGTAATATTATTATTCACTTCTTGTTTTCCTTTTTGTTTTTATATGCAAATCTTATTGGAGATGGATTAGAGACCTCTGTCCCTTCAACGAATTTATTTCCTATTGTAATCCATTTCTTTTTCTTTTCCAAGTGACAATCCCCACACCCTACGCCAGAAGAATTAGCTCTTTCGCATGTATATGGTCTACCGCCGATTCCCAATTGTCTTCTTCTTATCCAGTCATTTATGTGACTTGTTGATTTTTCATAATTAAAATCATCACATAAACTTAGTATGCTATATAGGAACTTAATTGATTCTTCATTATAAGTTAGGATAGAACATAAGAAGAGTCTCGATTCATGATCTAGCTTGCGATTCTTTTTTGCATTTTCTATGTGTCTACCGATTGCTGGACAATGTTCTAGTAATTCTTTTTCTGTAAATACTCTTTCTGTTTCTGTTAGAGTTTTGAAAGCAGAGGAGCCTTTTTTGTTAAAGTAATCTAAAAAATCTTTTGATCTTTGCTTGTCAATTTCCATGTCATATGTAAACTGCCTAAACCATTCATTGGCTTTTAAGTTAAATTCCTGATCTTGAACAGTGTTATCTGCTTTGGTATTACAGTATGATTTAATATCATCTAGATTAGAAAACAATATATCTTTTGGTATTAGATTTTTATATAGACCAGTCTCTTGATGTTTAGAACCGGGGTATCTCCACATTCTTCTTGCGTCATACACGCTAAAGTCTATTGATTCTATATTTAGAGTTGATTTAATCTTAGTCGCAATATACCTAAAGATGTTTGGCAGTGCGTTAGACGGATTTATGCCCAGTGCTATTGATTCACACTCAATGTGGAATCCCTTTTTACCAGTGAAATATACCAATAAAGATTTTTCTGGTATATTTTTTTCTAAATAATTATATAATTTTTTACATTCTTCCCAAGACTTATCTGGATCGGGATTGTCTAGGTCGAAATACAGCGAACCAAGCCTTATGGCTTCATTGATATCGGTAGAGTTATAGTGCCAAATAGACGTGTATATACCAGTATTATCGTATTTGTTGCAGTATTCTTCCATGTCATATATAGAAGTAAACCTAGGATTGTCCCCATCCTTATCTCTAATAATTCTAGACAAGGAGGGAACATGCTTTGCGGTTTCAACTAGATTCCATGAGCTTAAATACTTTGTTGGGTCATTTGGGATTTTCATAATATCTTTTTTTTATTTTCTTTATTATTTATATTACAAATTACTATCTTATTTTTGTTGCTCATTAAGCTGCTGTTGGTTCTGTAGTAAACAGACTCTGATATAAGATACTCTAAATGATTTAGAAGATGGTTTCTTCTTTTAATTCTTTGTTCCGGTTCCATCTTTTCTCCATACTGGATTTATCAAATCGCTATCCTCTATTATACTATGTATCTTAGAGGCAACGTTGTCCGCAATATGAACAATATAATCTAGATACGTTATTGGATACGTCTCAGGAACTGGCGACCACGGACCTAGGTGACATCTAACTAATCTCAATATTGATTGAACAATATCTTCAGACAGATACAATGTAGAAGACTCTAGTTCTGAAGCAAACTGCTTGTCGCTTTTCTGGCAGTTTGAAACAAACTTTCCAACAGTATATGGATGCATAGGATCATACTCAAATGTATCTGTATCTTTATTTTTTATACCCTTACAGACGTCATGTAGCAGGCTTGCTGATATAACTATGTCTCTTTCTTCAAGAGAAAGATTATATGATTCACAAAGCACATTTGCTATTCTTACTACTCTCTTTGTATGTAGAGCATTACCACCCTCGCCATGCTCATCTGCTGGGTGATATTTTCCACTAAAGCTTGATGGTATTTTCCAAAAGAAATCGGCTTTTATTAAAATAGATCTAACAAAAGATTTTACACTTTCATCATTGATTAAATTAATTTCGTCTAAAAGAGGAGCTAACATCTCATCTTCAGATGATAGTGGACTATCTTCTTTTTGATTTACTAAAATATCATCTAGTATTGATTTACTCATTATTGATTATCCTTTTTCCATCCGGTCCATTTTGAGCATGGGTCGTCAAAAGGACATTTTTTACAATAGGGTATCAGCCCTCTTTTTGGGGCAAATATTTCAGTACCATGTAGCTTGTCATACCACAATTCTAAGTTATTAATATCAGAATCTGATACAAGAAATTCAGAAAAGTTTAAGTTCTGACTCATCATATCTATCATTCCAAACTTTGCTTCAGACATTCTTTCTGGGTGTCTCGTTTCAAACCCCTTATATAGGGTGGCAAAATCAATCTTGTATTGATCTCTATTGCTTTGTTTATAGTTAAACATTAGCTTGATAACATGAAAAGTTTTATCCTTATACAAGATAACATCAAAAGTATCAGATATATTCTGACCATTTTTTCCTGGCACTAAGAAATCTTCAGCAATAGCTATTGGGATATAAGCTGAGTCGCTATAAGTTTCGTAGAACATTAGTAGAGACGCTGCTGCTTTTGATGTAAGGCTGGCTATATTTCCGTACACAGTTTCATGTTGCTCTGTAACAATGTCATATGAAGTTGTGTCTTTTGGGAACCACATCTTCTCCCATCTATTCAGCAGTGCCGAGTAAGAGGGTACAATTCCAGATTGTTTTTTAAAGAAAAAGAAATAAATAATATTCTTTATAGTGTTTTCAAATTTATCCGTATAGATATCTCTTGAGTATATCTTTTCTGGCATCTTTTCGACATGCCTATAGTCATATAGTCTTTCGCATATCTGAAAATCTTTTAGGCCATTTACTGTAATATTTGTCATTAGTGAAAATCCTTACCGCTTAACAGTTCGTCTAGCAGTGAGTCGGATGAAGTATAGGAGTCATCAGTTACTGGCTCATATTCTTCATATGTTTTTTTATAATCAATATACTTTACTAGCGGTGGATCATACAAGAATGACGAACCAGTAATTCTATTCTTTGGTATCTGTAATTGCATGATGTTTTCATCTTCTGTATCATCATCAGTTGCTAGTCTTTTTTCCGTTAAGAATATAGTTACTGCACACTTCTGCTGAATAGTTAATGATCCACCAGTATCTGACTGCTGAACCACCTCACGCTTTTCCTTCATTCGGTTTGCGTTTTCTTGTGCTGTAATAATTAAGGCACAGTTCATATCTCTAGCAAGCTTCTCTAAACGAACCATCATTTCTTCAAACTCACCCCATCTTGGCTTACCCTTGCCTCTGGTAAACATTGATTGTATCGTATCTATAATCACAACATCTGGCATCATAGAATTCTGACCTATTATGTCTCTCAACCAAAACTCTAAGTCTTCAAAATATGGAGTGTCTGGGTCATGTCTAACCATCAATCTATCTCCCCAGCTAGATAGTTTTGCTTTAAATATTTCTAGGTATTTAGACTTTTCTTCTTCAGACCACTTTGAGGACTCTGAGTATACATTCTTTTCAATTATCTGGGTCATAAGAATTCTTTCCCAGTGACCAATTGCCTCTTCAAAGTTTACATAGAGAACTCTATAACCGTTATCCAGCCAGTTGTTTGCTAGGCACTTAGCAAAGGTGCTCTTTCCCTTGCCTGAAGCTGCGATGATAGCATGCACTGCGCCCCTAAAGAAACCACCGCTATTAGTGTAACCCATAGCCCTATTGAGGGCCTTGAATTGTGTTGGTAGGAAGTTAGGAATGTCTAGAAGTGAATCAACTCTTTCTATAATTTGAAGTCCAGTTGTTACTTTATCTAAGGGATTATACTTAATTTGATTTTCAAGTTCTCTAATCTCAGAAGTAAGAGTCTGAACACGCGCAATATCCTCTTCTGTTTTAAGGCCTTTTTGCGTGAGAATGTTTTGAAGTTCTTGCAGATAATTAATCTGTTTTCTTTTGTTTGCCTTATGCTTAACCAATTCCGCTATAGCGTCTGGACTAGATAGATCTAAAGTATTTAGTATGTCCAACATTATTGTGACGCCAGCGTTGCCACCTAAGGCTTCATAAATATCTGAATCACTTTGCAGCCAAGACTTAAAGGCTATTGGGTCAACGACTTTTAAGTTAGTTGCCTTGTAAAAAGATAAAAGGGCAACATAAAATTCATTGATTCCTTTTTCTCCATGAATAGTTCCAACAATTTCTTCTGGAAGATTGTCATAGAAATACGAAATAGCACCCTCTTCCCTAATGGAGAGAGCAAATATCTGATACTCTAAAGGTACAGAATCTTTATTTATTTCGTTTGTTGTTTCCACTGTCATTTCTTTTTTCTTTTGCCAATCTGTATGCTTTTTTTCTGTACTCAGAATTCTTCTTCTTAACCATCTTATAAGCTGTTGTATCTACAACGCTTTTTTTTGGTTTATCCTTGGGAAGATATGGACTATGCCTAATGGCTTCCATCATTCTTTCAAAGACTGACTCTTCTGTTAGCTTATCATTATACCTAAAAACAATAAGAGCTATACCGTTTTGCTTACACAACTCCATTTTTTTATTGTCTCTTTCAAGAGCTTCTTCGAATTCATACTTTGAATCAAAAAATCTTTGAGTATAAAAAAAATGTTGTCTGCCATGATATTCAGCGGCTATCTGATATTTTGGGCAGTAAACATCTAACTTAAGTCGATCACCAATGTGAAACTCGTTAATTATTTTTTCTCCAGGAAGAAGCTTCTGCATGATTGCAGTTAGAGCAGTTTGTCCTCTAGACATTTTTTTCTTAGAGTTCTTTAACCAATTCAAACCAAGTCTATTTATTTCTTTGTTTAAATAATTTATAGTCCATCCAAGCTCCTTGGCTATCTCAGCCAAGGACATGGATGTATCAAATAATAAATCGGTTAAGTGTTCTACTTCTTCTCTATCTTGGAAACTATTAGGCATGTGCTGCTGTTGTAGCTGCCGAGTTTTGGTTGTTGTCCTTGATAAAGTTTAATGTTTTGCCTAGGTCTATAATAGACATATTTAATTCGTTCCATATCTTATGGGATAGAGCAAGTCCTAATGAGCTGCAGTCCAACAGGCAATATTGAACTTTGTTATTTAACTTTGCTATATCATTAAAGATTTCTTCGTGTCTCTTATACATATTCCCATATGAAATATTAATAACATTATCTTTTAATCCAAGAACATTTGAAACTCTTTTTTGATCATGCAGAGAAACGACTACTGATGGAGTATTCCTAATGTAGAAAGAAACAATAGAATCAAATACATCCTTATTGTTTTCGAAGTAGTACTCAAAAACATTTGGAGAATGATAGTATGTTTCCTTATTTAATCCGATTGCCGAATGCTTTCCTTCAGATATTTCTTTCATTAAATCATAGGAAACATTTTTCATAACTCTATTTCCAGAGATGTTAATAGAATTAATTATCTCTTTAGAGATATTTGGAGCAAAAGACTTTTCGCTCTTTTTATTTAATCCTATAATTGAAGATTTTGATATGTTAATAAAAGCAAATTTTTGGTTGCTGTTCATTAAACTTGTTAATTGAATAAGGGATTTGTTTACGTTTTTCATAGCTATTCCTTAAAGTCCAAAGTTTCCCCAGTTAATTAACACTGGAGATTCATCTAATATAGAATTAATGTGAGATAAATTATGATACTTTCCACCATCTATTTGGGAGTATCTTTCATATTTCTTTTGCTTATCTTGATCAAAAATGTAACCAAGGTGTTGCATTACTAGACCCGAATTTACCCAAAAGTTTCTTCTCTTGATCCATTCAGAAACATATGTTGGCTCAGATCCACATGCCAAAGCTCTGTCGGCAAATTGACCACCAGATATAAACCTAAATATTCTTGAGCTATTGTTTGGTGCCCAAAGCTTATCTACTCTATACGCTGTTTCATTCCACATGTGATAAAATCTCACGTTTACAACATCTTTTTCTGAAGAATTTAATACTGTTCTTACGTCCGGAGAATCCATATTGTCTAAGCTATAGAGCATTTCATCACAATCTATGGCAATAATCCAATCCCCTGGATTAGCATGCTTTTCTAAATTAGACCAAGCAGTTGTTCTTAGTCTTCCCTCATGCACAGCAAAAGTTGGCTCAGGGGTTCTATATACGTGAGCGTAATCTGCGGCTATCTTTGCAGTGTTATCTTCGGAGCAGTCGTCGGTAAAAACAATTTCATCAACCTGAGTTGATAGTCTACTTAAAACGCTTTTTAAAAATCTATCTTCTTCATTTCTTCCAACTATTTGGGCAATGATTTTTTGATTAGACATTGTAGTCCTTAATTAAAGGGGTGGCAGCTATTACGCCACCACCCCGATCCAATAATAATTAACCTTCGATTTGCTCTCTTGCTTCAACAGCTGTGATGCGCTGAACATCAACATCCTTGAACAAAAGCTCTCCACGAGTTCCAGATACCTTGCGTGAATTGCTCGATGCAATCTTCTGTGCTTCAGCTACAGTAGGTGCCTTAACAATTGAAGTTGTAGTAATTGTGAAGTACTTGAATTTATTTTCAGCCATTAGTTTTCCTTTCGGCTATTTACTTGATGGATATGTATTGCAAATATATTCTACAGCTTCTTCTAATGTATCTGCAAGTTTTGTGGCAAGAAACTTAAGATAAATTCTATGTTGTAAATCTTGGTGAGCCCAAACAATTATTGGTTGATTATTTAGGTGTGCCCACGTCATTTCAAAGTCTGTGCCTATGTAAGCTCTATAAAGTAATCTGTATTCTACTAAAAGAATATCACAACTTTTTTGTAGAAAAAGATTTTTATCTACTATCTCTTTTGGTTCACAATCATCTTCCTCTAAAGCGTAGTCCATTGGGTTAACAGCCTTAAATCCTCTGTACTCCAATAGATCTGTTGCTTCATCTCTCCAACTATATTTAAAATCAGATTGAACGTCTTCTATTGCACCGGATAAAAAAACCCTAGTTTGCATTTTGTACTTCCTTAAAAAAAGTTGCTGAAATTATTTTTTGACCATCTATTATTTCTTCTGATCTATGCATTAGATGCGAAGGCAGTAAAACTATAGAATTTTCTTTTGGATTTATTCCTATATTTTTTTCTGGAAAAAAAAGTCTACCACCTTTATAATTTTGATTTATATAATAAACAGATGAATAAAAATAATATTCATTGCTTAAATATACTCTATCCTGATGATCTGGCATTGATCCACCAATTGGATAACGACCTATTACGCCAACATTCTCTGTATTTTTCCACTGACTTATAAGTTTTTTATTTAAAGACAATTCAATTTTTGATTGAATCAAAGAATTTAATTCTAATATTAGATTAGATAGTGGAGATACATTTTTAATTAAAAAATAACCAGACCTATCTTTAATACTATGAGGTATTTCTTTATTTTCATAATCTAAAAAAGTAACCTCATCACATTGTATCTCTACTTCTTTTTTTAATTCTTTATGTAAAGGGAAAAAATCTTCAAGGTAATAAATACCGTCACCCAAGTGCTGCACTGTACTTCTCCGTTGGCCAATAATATTCTAGCGTTGGATCTTCGTCAAAATATTGGGAATAATATTCATAATCTTTACGCAGTAAATTGGATCTATGTGAACGATGAAACTCTTCCAATCCAAACCAGTGCGGCATGACCACAGAATTCATATCAAAGTCTTCTAAAAGCATTGTGTTTTTATACCCTCTGCTAATCCATTCCTGGATTGTGTAGTTTTGATATAGCTGTAATGCTGATTCATAGCCAGTCCACATAACAGTAACTGGATGATTGCGCCAACCTTTTGTTGGAGTGCGATCAAGTAAAATGTTTAAGACTTGGAAAGTTTCTACTCGTTGCTTTCCTAGTCTACGATAATCTAATACCCGAACTGACTCTTGCAAATCTGCGTATGGTAAAAATGTTTGCATTATGCCTTCTTGAATTCCTCAAAAGTTTTGTCGCCTACACCAAAGTATTCTCTAGCTAATCCAGCCTTAACAATTTCAGTGTTAAGACATTCTCCAGCTTCATTCCACACTCTTGCAAGAATTCTACCATACTTCTCATTCTTGTCAATGATTGTTTCAATCTTTACCTTATGATTTGCCTTGGTCAACCATTGATCAGTAAATTCTTTTGCGGCCAATCCCATTTTCTTTTCTTCAAGATTTGATGTGCGGCTCTCTGGAGTATTAACTCCGTACATGCGAACTCTGCCTTTCTTTAGGGTGTCAAATCCAAGGTCAATAATAATATCGAATGTATCACCATCAACTACCTTTTTAACTTCTGCATTATAAATCCATGGGTTTAATTTATCTGACATTTTAATCTCTTTCTATTCCTATAGTGTCGCAGGCTTTGCGAAATATTTCTTGACTTAACTTAAATTGACTGTCTGCATAACTAAAGCCTTCACCCGGTTTTGGCGAAGAAGCGTGCCAGCTATGACCGATTGATACGCTACCATCATACACTACTCTATACCCGCGATGACGTGCAAAGTACGAACACCAAGTCTCTTCGTAGTAGTGAGGAGTTGGTAAGAATGCTCCTAGTGCTCCAGGATACATTTTTGCATACTCTGAGTCATATCTCAGGGCTTCCCATACAGATCTTCTAATGAAGTATGCTGAACCTGAAACCGTAACGCAGTCTATTCTATCTTTAAATAGTACATCATTAGGATCGTGCTGTCTCCAACCCCTATGTGCTGGAGCCGTATTGGTTCCTACAATTCCAGCGTGTGTAATGAAACCATTTTCATCTCTTTGCTTTGGTCCAAGAATGTGGATATCAGAGTTGCTATCAAATATGTTTTGAACTTTAACTAGATCATTAGTTGTTAGCCAAACATCTGCATTCAACAAGCAAATTATATCTCCAGATGAGTAGCTAGCCATACCATTGCACGCTGCGGAGTAACCAATGTTATCATTGTTCCATCCTGCATTAATCTGATATGAACTTCTATTTTGTTCTATCCAAGGCCAGCTTCCGTCAGAAGATCCATTATCACATACGTAAAGATTCCATATCTTATTTTGCTCATTGACATCACTGTGAAGTGAATCCAAAAAGCGTTTAAGTAAATCTTTTGTATTATAGTTGACTACACATAGATCGATCATTTTTACCAGCTATCATCTTCCTCATGGGTTACTTTGCTAATGAATTGATTTTCATTTATGGCTTTTATTGCTTCTTCGCTTAGATGAAGAATGTTTATTCTTTCCTTTTCATCTTTTGCAGAAGACGCTAAGTGTATCAGGGAATTTGCTATTTGCAACATCTCATCTATTGATGTTATTAAATATGTTTGACCTGATTCAAGCTTAATATTTACTTTTTTCTTTTCATTTATTTTCTTAGCCATAATTCCTACTTACTTTTATCATCCAAATCAAAGCCGCCAATAGCGTCATGCTCATATTTGTGAAGACATATATTATCAGTATCTGGTTCAAATGTAACAAAGAATATATTTTTGTCCTCTTGTGTTAAGCCATCTGGAGCCGGTGATTCAATTGCTATCTTTGGGGATGAGCAACCATATACTTGACTATGGTTTTTGTATACTACAACATAATTTAATTTAGATGCTGGCACTCGTATCTACCTTTATAGTTTCTATATTTGCATTATTAATAAAAGACTTTACTTCTTCCCAGTTTTTATAATCTGAGTCTTCTGAATAATAGACTGTCTTTAATGTGCTATTGCATATCAGTTTAGCACAATTGAAGCAGGGTGGTCCATTCACGTAAAGCTTTGTTGGCTTTGAATTATAATCAGAATGAAGAAGTGCATTTGCTTCTGCATGGATTGCTATGCAGTTATCATACACTGAACCACTTTGAGAGTTTTCTAAGAATCTTTTACAGCCACCATCTTTACAATGAACTGTATTTCTTGGTCCACCATTATAGCCAAAGCCAACAATGTGATTCATATCATCCACAAGCAGAGCTGCATACTGTTTCTTTCCGCATGTGGAAAAGATCTTTGACGCCTCAAAACACAGTTTCATGAATTGAATATCTTTTTTAGAAAATTGTTTCATAACAATGAAAATATGATCATACCAAATACGAATGGCGTGGCTAAGGCAAGTGATACAGAAACTACTCTAGTTCTTTTATCTTTAGATGTCTGATTAAGTATCTGCATAGCTATTGTCCAGTTAAAGCAAACTGTTAATAGAAATGATAATAATAAATCTTTATACATATTTGGCTACTAGACATGATAGTGAGATCGGGAAGTGTGGATTTATTAATTCCTGTACAGCTTTTGCATAATCGGTTATCTCATGTTGAGCATCTTCTGACAATCTTTGATTCAAAAACAACGCAACTGATTGTAAGCTGCAAGACCACCTATATACAACGTGCATTCCGTAGGCTGGAAGGAACAAGCGAGCTTGCTCTGGGGCTACCCCATTGCCCATTGCCATTGTATATAAGGCTTCGCCCTGCTCTACATACTTCTTTAGCTCTGCCGTTAAAACAGAGCCCGTCCACGGGTCTATAGGGCCACCAGAACCCTGCTTTTTATTGTCTGGAGCAAGTCTCCATTCATCAAGTTTTGGGATATAAAATTCTGGGTCCATCGTAACATATCTACGGGATGATTCATTCCAGGAATCCATGGTATGATCAGCGCCAACGACGTACTTCCAATGCTGTCTAGCAACAAGCAGTGGTGCCTTAAATTCAAACGTAGCAAAAGCGTGTCTGAACGGCGACATATGGTTTTCTCTTGCAAGAAAATTTATCAATCTAGCGTCGTCTGTTGACATTTGGGAACTTTCTTTTGCAAACGAAGCTCTAGCCGCATTTGCAACAGAAAGATCCGAACCCATAACATCAACTAATCTAACATAGCCATTGTCTAAAACAGCTATAGATTTTCCTATATTATTAGTATCTTCCATAGGATACATTATATCATTTAATTGGCTTTTGAGTTATCCTTTATGAACTTAATTTCACAAGAATCTGTTGTGCAGTATCTTTCGCCAATTGCATCTGATGCCATTCCTGCGTATACACCAGTAAGATCTATCGGGAATAACTTTACACCAGCATCTACATACTCTTCTTCTGTTATCTGAGTATAAGGCATTTGAGGATAGGTGTCATTTCCGCTAGGAAGGAATGATACAGTCTTTAATTGACCATCATACATATGCAACACCGTCCCAACGTGCTGAGCTTCAGTATCTTTATCGAATGATATTGTAACAGATACGGAATTATCTGACCAGTATCTTTGAGCTGTTGCAGCTAAAGACATCTTTTCAAATATTGTTACGTCACGCTCTGCTCTTGCAGCATCAGACTTGATTGGGAAATATACTACAGACGTAGTGTCTGGAGATTCAGAAGCTGGCTCAACTCTATAGTTTGCCATTCTAAATAATGGTAGCATTGGGTCATCATTTGAGAAGCGTATTGTTCTATTGAAGAACTTTCCACCTGGCGTCCAGTGGACTCCTGGTGACTCTCCAACAAGGATTGAAACAGTTCCAGATGGCTTAATTGTTGTCATCTTAATTGACTCACGAATTCCAAGCCACTCAGAATAAACATTGTCATAACGCTGAATGGTCTTATAACCTTGATCCATCCAATCGCGCAAAGCTGGTACGCCTACTCTATCGGCAAAGTTTGCAACACCTGACATTGAAGCACCGATGCGACGATTACGTTGCATGATTGCGTTTGTTTCTTCCCAGTGAGTAGGGAGTAGTGTAACCGTTTTAGCATAGAGATACGCAAACTTTAGAGTACGCTTATAATCTTCCAAGCTATCGTGACGATTGAGGTATGTTTCTACTAGCGTGCAGCACTCGTATGACTCCAGGGATTGCTCTGCACATGGATTATAGCCAGCAACTCTGTGATCTTTATTATTTGCTGGATCTGCAAGTCTTCCATACTTACGAGACATGTCCATCCAAATAACACCTGGTTCACCATTCAAAGATATACCCTCAACTATGGAAGAGAGATCTGCACCGACTGCTGTCTCGACTGAGTTATTGGACATCCAGCCCCAACCTGGAGCAGATGAATCATATGAATTACGCTCAGGAAAGCGTTCTGAATTTTTAAGATTTAAGAAATCTTGATCATCCAAACGACCTATCAATAACTCTGCTGAACGACGAACATTTCCGGATACTACGCATACTCCGATAACGTTCCCAATGTCTGCTATATCTACACGCGTTAACTTATCGCCCTTACGTCCAGTAAACATCTTTCTTATATGATTATGTAGTTTTTCCAATGGCTCGTGACCTGCAGCTACGCCACCGAATGTTTTAATTGGAGTTCCAGCTGGGCGAATTAATGTGTAGTCAAATTCTACTGACTCTTGATCTGGTTTTAAATATGAATTTAGCAGTAGGGCGGTTGACTCAACCCAGCCCTCTCTTGTGTCAGCTATTATAATTGGAATGTTTGTATCTGATTTTTTAGGCTCAAAGATAGTAAAGTCTTTGTCTGCACCTTTGTCGTCAAAACCAACTCCAACACCCAGCATTGATGCTTCCATTAAGAATGCAAATGGCTTAGCTGGATTAAACTTATTCATTTCTGCTGTAGATACAAATGCGCAGTTCTGAAGTGCTGCCGAATTCTTTTGGATATTTACAATGTTTGTTCCCATTGCCCAAAGTCCACGTCCAGGTGGGGTCCACTTTAAATTAAACAATCTATCAAATGCTTCTTTTGCTGAAGCCTGAGCCTTTGCATCATTCCATGGGAGACGATTCTTTTTGCAGTGATCCTTTTGCAATGAGTACATTCCATTGATTACTCTTTCACAAACGTCAGTCCATGATTCTTTTGTTCCATCATCTTTTAATCTAGAATATGTGCGCAAGAAAGTTATTTCTCCAACGGAATTTCCAGCAGCATCTCTATATCCAAATGGAACTACCTTGTCTTTATAGGTGGTGACAAAGTCATCTGTTAACCTAAATGAAAACATTGATGCCTGTTTTGAAGCTGCGTATGCTAGATCTGGATTACCATTTTCGATTTCTGTTGACATCATATCTCCTATTTATTGAGTGTTATTTTTTTTACGTATTTTTGATTAAGCTTTTGTAGTTCTGTATTTTTTATCTTAATTATTTCATCGATCTTATATACCTTATGTATTTCTTTCTCAAAGAAATAACCACTTCTCCAGTTAAATACTTTACTAATATTATTTTTGTGTTTAACAAACATATTACATATCACTGCCCCACCATATGCCTTGACTAGATTGAAAAACTTTGCCTCTAGTTCTTTTGTATTCTCTTCATTTAAATCAGAAACTTCTTTTGCCCTATTGTACAACCAATTAAATGCCTGCCTAGTTAAAGGAGAAACATCTATTGGATCTACAACGCCTAACATAATAATTGCATTTCTATCTTTTGTAATTCTTATATCTTCTTCTATATTTTCTTGAAATAATTTAAACCAATCTTTTTCATTAAACTGAGTCCAAGCTGTGCACCAAAACAAAAGTTTGTCTGGAGGACTAGGTATAGTAGTGCCCTCTAGTAGAGGAAGCATTATTGCACAGCTTATGGCTTTTTTCACAAAGTTTTTTCTTTGTTCTTCTGTGGAGTTTTTAGAAGCAGATATTGTCCAAAGTCTTTTTAGGTGATTATCCCAATCTGACTTGCCAAGAAATAGGTTTAAATATTTTTCTGCAACCTCGAACGGTATCGTATCTTCTTTTATTACCTTTTCAAGAGCCTCTAAAGACATTTATAATCCTCAATAAAATACTCAAAACCTATAAAAACGATCCATATAAACGACAATCCCGTCTGATATCAGACGGGACTGTTGTCGCCGTGCTATTAGTATAGCACAGAATATATTTTGTCAGTGATACTTACAAGGCTTTTGTTGAAGCTAAACCTTTGTATTCCAATACTTTGTTTCTACCGTAGTCAGATGCAGTGTTTGCTTGACCATAACCAGAAGTAAACACTGTTGCGCTTGCTACACCATGAACTTCATTTGGTCTAAAAACACCAAACGATGATGGCGCACCTTGTGCTTCTGTTCTTGGGCCGTGACCAGTTCCAGCAAATATATTTGAAGATGTAACACCGTCAAATATATAGTTGTTGTAGCTGTAATCACTTACTCTGTCAGCGTGACCAAAGCCAGAAGGAAATGCTGCTGCACCGACCAAACCCTTAAATTCAAATGGCTTATAACGAGCACCTTCATAACCTGCTCCGTCAGCAAAAGTTCCTGCTAGTGGAGTTGTTCCAACATAGAGTGTCGAGCCAGTAAATAGTTGTGATAAAAGAACATTTCCTGGGTGACGACCAGTGCCTGGGACATGGTTATTGTCTGGAGCTCCATCCAAAAGACCCTTAGCAAATAGTGGGTAGAATGAATATGTGCCAGCCGTACCCTTGAATACGTTGACCATGTCATCGGCGTCACGCCCCCTCAAGACTGGTCTTGGACCTACGTAAAAGGTTGCCATATGAGATATCTCCTTATTGTATAATGCGGTTTACGCTATCTATAGTAAAATGATTTTTGGTTTTTAACCATTAATCATATTGAATTCTTAGGTCAGAAAGCACTGGTGCCGTCTTATCCTCTAGCATGTTTAGAGTGACCTCTATCCACACACTAGAAGATGCCCCTGGGTTTGTAAGGCTGTAGTTTCCAGCATCGTCGTAGATTACCCTATAACTAAATGCATTTGACATCTGGCTTAGAGGGACGTTGTAAATGACTGGATCCACACTAATTATATTATTAATTAAAGATCCGTCCGGTGGAGTAAATTTAATTATCGTTTTACCAGATGGAAGGAATTTATCGTATCTTACATCAAGATCAGAAAGGCCATATGTATAGACATAATTACCTTCTTCTTCCATGTAGCTTCTTTGCACCATCTTTACTCTTATTGCTGTCACTTCTTTGTCTGGGAAATAGAAGCAGAGTGGGCCAGAGTTGTAGATCGTATCAGATCCAGAAACAAGCCATCCACCAGGTGGCACTTTGCCTATTGCCGTGCTAACTCCATTGTAAAGAGCAGAAGAGTTTAATGGGATCCAGGAATCTGATTCAGTCAATGTCGGATTTGGCTTTGTTGTATATTCTATTGTTGATATATCAACTGAATATACAGGGAATGGATTAAACTTAATGCAGTTTGTTTTCGTTGATCCGGTAAATTCAGATGGAATCTTCACATAAAACATCATCTGAGCTCCAGATACAGACGTGGATTGCGTAATGATGTTACGCTTCCAAACTTTATTTGGATCATCTATAACTGCATGGAATGTTGGCGTGGTATTAACTACCGCTCCACCTGTATCTACTCCAGCATAGGTGTTTTGTATATATGTTTTAAAGAAGTCTGGAACAACCTGAGTTGAAGACGCTCCAGATGTATGGAATTTAAGTTTTGAATTTGAGGATCCACTAACCTTTGGAAGTGTTATGACGTTATAGTATGGATCCAAACTCAGGAGATCCGTTGTTGACACGGCAAAGCTTGTTCCAACAAAATTAACATAATCAAGCTGTGAAAAAGAGTATATTGATAGAGTGTTTGTTTCGTTTTCCAAAGCCTCGACTCTATCAACGAGATCGTCTACGGCATTAACCAGGTATGCTTGATCTTTTAATACTCTTTCAAATGCTTGAGAAAGTTTCTGATCAAGAATATTTGATTTATTGTACAGATACAAAAGGTCTCTATAGTTTTCTTCAATTCTAGTATTGTATTCTGCGCTGTCTACTGGACCTCTATATTGAGCGTCTCTCTTTTGGGTGTTGATTGAATCTGCCATATTAAATCCTGTTTTCTAAAAATTTTACTTTATTGTGAAGCCTAGATAATTTTCCTGTAATTTTTACAATGTCATTTATATCTATGATTGATGCGTTGTATGTTATTTCATCTACCGCAGATGCTGTAACGCCATCAACTTCAACATCAACCCCATCAACCAATACTTCTTCTTCAACTATTGAAGATATTTTACCATTAATACTTGCAGAATAACTGTTGCAGCTTGCATCTATCAAATCTAATTGATTGTCAATTCTATTAAAGTCAACAATTAAAGAATTCATTTCTAAATTCTCTCTTTTGCTGTTTCTAGATCCTCTATATTTCTGTCTAAATCTAGAAAAAAAAGGCTCTATAAGTCTTTTGGTATGGGATTGTTTTGTATAAGTTATTGGCATTTAATTATTCCTAACTGATTAGTACCAGAATTACTGGCTTTACGCATCCCTATGTTTAAACTTAATTCTTACAGATTCAACTATTGGAGATACTAGTGGATCTTCGTATCTATTTAAATCAACTCTGAACCTAACGGCGTTGACGGCCGATGGATTATTGGATGTATAAATAAAGTTTGATTTTCCAGTTAACTGTTTTGAGGCCAGTACTTCTTTTCTTCCAAAGATTGTATCTATAGTAAAATAGTAGTTATCTGCGTTGGCTTTATTTTGGAATTCAAATGAATCTAAATAATTAAAATAATCAACGAACACTAATCCATACCTAGATAAAGACAGACCTTCTATTAAATTAAAAGAAACCTGTCCAGATAGTGATTTGTCATAAGTCACAACTATTTTATTTATACCTGACTTGAATTCCCACTCTACAACCTTGCTACCAGTTCCCTTAGGGAGGTCTGCTATTAGAATCCCATTCAGATATATTGCCAAATTAAAATTAGGATTAGATTTTGACACAGTATGTATAACACTTATAGGGCTTTGTCTTAAGATTGAAGTCTCTATGTAGCCAGAGCTATAAGAGTTTACGCCTGGATTCACTGAACCAATCTGCTCTCTCAATGTATTAGACAAAAGTGATGCTGGCTTATTGCTTAAGGCATCTGTCCAATACTCAAGGTCTTTATACTTGCCATCTAGAGTAGAAGTACCTGTGTATATTACATAGTTGTGTTTCAGGCAGTCTATTCCACCTAACAAAATAGGATTTAAATAGTTCTCTTCCGAACTAAGTGCCGCAATCCTGTATGTATTTTTTTCAGGATATATTTTAGTATTTGGATTCAATTCATTTACGTTAGCCGTTGAAGAATTAACTGGTATGTAGGCAAGCTCATCATCTTCTGGACTGCCTGATATGTATACATTATTCCTTGTTGAGCCATCAAGATAAACTACCGGATTGTATCCAGAGCTTTCTGATCCTTTTGGTGAAACTGGAATCCAGTTATAGTCATTGATCTTTTCCGCAAATGGATTGTCGGCAGCTACGTAGTAATTTACCGATGTTCCTGAAACAACTTGCTCCTTAACTTCCATGGATACGGCATCTATTACAAGATTTGAATTAGTTTTTGTTGGAATTGATATTGGCGCAGAAACAAGTATGCCGGATTTAGCGTAGTATTTCGATCCTATTATCATTTCTCTTAAACCAAACTTGTAAACATATGGATTAGAGCTATTTTGATCTATATAATCTGGCTCATTCTTATATAGAACTATTTCTATGGCCGAATAAGACCCTGCTGGAATAGAGAAAGAAAATGCATCGTAATCTGATCTTGATGTTTTTGTTCTTATTTCGATTGGCTTTTCTGGATCAGAGTAGATCGCTCTCATCATGATATTTACTGGAGAAGAAGTGAATAATACACCATCCACCTTTGATAGCACTGAAGCCCTGTTCACGGGTATGCTTATTGTTAATGAAACTGGCTGCGGATTTTGCACAGACACAGAGTGATCCCAGTATGTGTCTGTTAGGCCATCAAATATATTATTGAAATTTGTTTTATCAATTGTGTCACTTAATTGCTGACCGTTAACAGTCACAGCAAAATCAACATTGTTTCCATTCAAGTTATCAACAGTCATAACATTAAATTGTTCAGACTTTAATTTGCTAATGGTTACATTTCTAAGCTTTGGATCAAAAAACGCAGAGTCAGTTAATGACAAATCTAATTTATCTGCTGATATAAAATTTTCTGTAAATGAATAAAAATATCCATCCGAATTATTATTCATGAATATAAGATCATCTATCTTAGATTCTAATTGCAGTCTCTTCTTTTTTAAATTTTCTAATTTTTTATTAAGAGATGTTACGATAGAAAATAACTCTTCATTATTGTCTAATATTGTGTCATATAATACGTCAACATTATAAATTGTATTTGCCATTATTTGATTTAACAAATCAACATCTGTTTTATTTGATGCTCTAAGTAAATCATAGTTAACTCTAATAGGATAACCAGGTTGATTTACGCTAAAGTACTCATTAAATGCCCTTCTAACTTCTTGCTCAGAAGGTTTTTGCCCAGAAGAATATATTAATTTATATATATTATTTAAAAATCTTCTTTTCTGTACTGTTGAAATGTTCATATTTTTTTAACCTTTGCGGCCAATGTGTACGAATACACGGTTGGAACAACGTTTGTATTTGGATCCTTTAACATTTTTATCTTAACTAAGATGTTCTTAATTTCAGAAGGAACCTTCGGATAATTTTGATAACCTACTCCAGGCAATTTGTATCCCGGTGGGACATTTTGGTTAAACACCAGGACTTCTGGATTCTCTGACGACGAAGCTGAATTAAATCCAAATTGGGTTGAACTTATATCTATCCAACTATTGCCATCATCAACAGAAATAGAAGAGGTTATAAGCTGAGCAGTTGAAGAAACGCTATTTAGGTCACTCTCTATCCCGAGCATTACAGATTCTACTGGATAATCAAAATTATAAGGTAAGGATACAATCTCTGCTGAGTCTAAGTATTCAATATACTCAATAGAAATATCTCTTAAGCCAATTGACATTCTCTTGCACTTGATTATATCTCTTTGCAGCTTGAGTGGAACGCTAAATGTTTGTACCGACTCAGCCTTATTCGTTTCTGTAATCTTTTTCTTTACAGATACAGTTACCTGTTTGCTGGTAACGTTATTCTTTTTAAAGATATTTGGATTACTCAATGGTGGAATTATAGCATCTTTGTTATAATTTATTTCTTGATAAATATCTTTACTTAAAGAATCTGGATTAAACCTTACTGATCCAAAAAATGGGCTGTTGTCAGATGTAGACTGCGTATAGTCGGTAGCCCAATAGGTGTGCATAATTTCTTCTTCACTGAAATATGGTTGCTCAAGAACAACTCTAACTTTTAAAACTTTTCTATCAGAAAATTTAACAACTGCTGAATCAAAATAATATTTAGAATAAGCTTCTTTGGTTAAGCTTTCTGGCGATAAACCTATGTAAAAAGATTCCTGTACTATGTCTTCTGTTTCCCCTAGATCATTGGTGACATAGATATTAGATACCTTTAATATTTTTGCATATGCAAAATATGGAGATATCTTTATGGAGTTAGCCCAGGCTGGGGCATTAGATTCGATAGTAAAGTCCAGCATAAGAGGCTCTTGTAGATTGTGGTTGGACCAATTAACTAAACTACGCTTTGGTGCGGAAGACAATTCTTCAGAGTCAACTATATATGAGAATTCATTTTCTGATGGAATAAAATCAAACGTAGTTAGATACTTACTCCTGTCAATGTTTATGGCTTCGTATTCAAAGTATGTTAATGGATTCTTATCCATTATATTTAATGGATTTGATATCGAAGGACTATTTTTAAAAGCATACTCATAATTAATTTTATCTAATTCATCTTTGCTTTTTACAACAATATGATTATTGCCCATGAAACCATTTGAATTGTTTATTGTTATCCTTGATGGATTCCAGTTAATTGTTTTTGCTGCCTGAATAGTTCCAGCTCCACCCTGTATCATAGGGTTTTCATTTACTTTCATCCTGGAAAAATCCATATAGTCTTGATTGTCAAAAGAATCACCAATATAAACTATGTCTTCTGCTGGACTTGAAGAATACATTTGTAATATTTTTGCTTTTGAAAATATTCTTTGAGAATATTTTTTTTCATTTTCTATTTCAGAAGTAAATAAATTAAATATACTTATAGTTTTTGCTGTTAAATAATCCAATTGCTTAGCAGATATGTTGATATCATTTTTTAATGAATTAACAAACTTGTTCATCTTGGTTGAAGTTGGTGGTTCACCTTTTGTAAACAAATCTAATTTAGTATTAAATGAATCTATATTTTTATAAGCTTCATTCAAGGCTTGGTTAAAATCAGATATTAAATCCTGCTTAGTTACATACTTTCCATTCTTTAATTTTTCAGCTACTGCAGAAAGAGACGTAGCAACTTGGTCAAAGATTGATGTTGATGGTGATAGTTGTGCCATAATTAACCGATTATTAATGCCTTAGTTAACTTATCGTAGTACGGGTCATAGTTTTTAGTTTTTGCTTTAACTATTACCGCATCTACGGATGCCTGATAAAGAATGATTGATACATTCTTTCTGAGAATTATTCTAAATCTTGTGGAATTAGAAACATATTCATAAACAACAGAGAATGGATCAGATATAATCTGATTAAATACTATTTCTTTACCATTTTGTATAAAATAAACTCTTGAACTATCCGGGAACGATGCAAGATCCTTACTGTTAGTATAGTTTGTTAAGTTAATCGCATAAGAACCATCCGATAAAAGTACTTTTACTGGAGTATATCCTTGATAATCAGAAGAAAACGTAGTGCCATATGCTGGGTTATATCCAGCACTCTCGGTATACGTAGTATTAACGTATGGGAGATTTGAAAGAGTTATTCTTCCGGTGTAGTCTGTTGTGGAAAATCTTTCACCCTGGCCTTGATCATTGAAGTATGATTTAGTTGATTCCTGGAACAGCTTACTCTTAATGAAATCAACATTATCATAGTTAAATAAAGTTAAATCTGTTTTATATTTACATGCATAAATAGAATTAATGTCTAATAAATTAAGAAATATTGAATTTTCTTTTAACGAATATATGTCTGGAGAAACTATATATCCATCTTTGTATAGAACAAATGTTTCTTTTTTAAAATAAAACCTTGTATATGCGGATAGTGATTGTGAATCAAAGAATAATACTTCTGAGTCTATAGTATCTTTTCCGTATTCTAATATTGGCAGCCAGTCATTCTCGGACACTGGTATTTCTGTATTAGAAATAGAAAGCTCATAAGATACTGGTTCTTTAAGGTCAAAGTTAAACCTATTAAAGTCTATTAAATTACTACTCTTAACCATAGAAGCCTTTAATGCCAAAGGATATCCGTTAAATGGAATCTTTTTACTAACGAAACAAGCTTTATTTGAATCTATTTTTTCTACTGCAGCGAACTCTATCGATTTAATCGAGAAGCTATATTCATATTGATCTATTTTCTCTAGAATAAATAGATCTTTAAATATGGAATGGTTTGACCTTGAAACCGTTTCAGCAAACAGCTCTTTCGTTTTGCCCAAAAATAAATTATTAGAATCTTTCTGCGGGAGCATGCCTGGATTTCTAAAATCATACCTATCCGAAGACATGGATCCTGACTCAACAAATGTTGAGGTATCAAAAATTTCCCCATTATCTTTGATCATATGGACGAAAAAGTTTTGGAATAGATTAGATAGTATTGTGTTCCATTTATCATCTATCAAATCAGACTGAATATTTTCTTCAGAAAAATTATCTCTGCCATTCTTATTGCCAAATGTTTCGTTTGAAACAGGATACTTATATGAGTAATAACTATCATTCATATATTTATTTTTGAATAAATCTTTAATAGAATTATTTCTTAAAAACAAATTATATATTAGATCCTGCAATTTATCGGTTCTTGATCTTCTAATTTCTCTGATCTCTCTGCCGATATCATAAACTGCCTTGGCATTGAGTTCGCTTGACGATGTAGTATTCTCATTTTTTGAATAAACTGGTTGATTAAATATCAATACAACTTTGCTAACATTCCTTCTTGGAAATGATATTTCAGTAATAGAATCCAATTGCTTTGGTTCTGTTAAGATAGGGACAGTTGTAGTGGCAGAAATTGGATCCCCCGCTGTTGCTTCAATGTATGACTCAATTGTTTGGTTCGCATCTGTTGCCTCTTGAAGAATGGTTTCATAATCTTTATATACGTAACTTTCTGTAACATCAGAAAACAGTACGGCCTGCAATAGTTGTAAACCATTTCCGTGGCCTGGCGTAATATAGATTGTGTCAATCTCTTGAGGGAATGCAAATGACATTTCAACAATGTTTTGAGCACCGTTGATATAAGATAAATCATAGGATATATATTTCTTTATATCATCTATTTTTGAAGTTAAAATAACTGGAGATTTTATGGTAACATTCCAGGAATCTGATCTATTATCGTTTAAGGTTGCGTAAAAACCACTGTCACTTGACTTATAATTGTCATAGTTCGTTTTTATATTTATATCATCTATGAAATCTAGCGCGTTCTTTGCCGTAACACCAGTTCCAATTTTGAATACGCCAGCCCTTGTATCTACAAAACCATTTCCATTTTCATCAAAATAGGAACCATCTCTATCTATAAGATCAAATAGATAGCCATCAGTTCTATAATCGTTTAAATAATTATCAAATTTTTCTACATAATTTGAATTATATAAATCATCTTTACCAGCTATAAATTCATAATTATCTATAAATACTTGCAGTGTGTCTAAGTCTTTTTCTACTTTTTCAATCTCAGAAAAGAAAATATCAATCATTGAATTAAGCATTAGCCCAACTGTGTTGGCTGATGTGTAGTAGCTTCTTATTCTTACATCTGCATCTCTAAATATGTCAACAAAGAACTCTCTATTTAAAGAACTGAACTGACTAAATATTGATGGAGAGTAGCTTGTGTCTACCCTTATCTGGGAAAGCTTTGAAACTAGACTAGAAACATCTGATTTGTCTATCTTCATTTGTCTTATCAAAGAAGATACGGTGGTCTGAGAACTGTTTGAAAAGCTGTTAATTACGTTTGGAAGTTGTTTTAACATTATATTTCCCAGAGCTCTCCGCTTAAATTCTGTACCTGAAAAGAAACACCAGCAGTTAGGTTCCTACGAATTATATCATATATTTCTTCGATATTTTCAAAGTTGTCTTTAACTTCATCTGGTATTCTAACTATAACAAATCCACCTCTTGGATAGGATGTTCCGTGGATTGGATACATATCCCAATTGGAAAGGAGGTTATCTATTTCTGAGTCTATTTCTATGAACTGATACTCAGCGGCTATTCCGCCACCTCTTAATCTTGTGTCATATATTTCTGTTTGCTGCTTATTAGGATTATTAGTAAAGTAAATAATCCCGATTGGCAACGCAAATGGATCATACTTTGGTGAGTATTCATTAAATATTTCAGAATTATACGTAAAGTTATATGGGTAACTTGGAACGTAATCTTCTAGCGGTATGTATTCCGCAACAGCAGAAGAATCTGTAGACAATTTATTTATCTTTGTAGGCACTATGTATATGTATAGTGGCTTGTTGAATTTGATATTCTTAGAATTTAAGAATGGATTGAGCGGGACTGCCTCTCCGTTTGATTGATATATCATCAAGTCAGAATTCTTTATTACGTAATCTACTTTTATCAAATTTTCATCAGATGGAATTACCCTATTATTAAACTCTATAATTCCAGAGCTGCAGTTATAATCCCTTATCTCGGAGAGGGATAATTTTTCCCAATTCGAAGATGTCGTATCTCTTGTGTATACTTCTATCTGAGGCTTAAATAATGGGGCAACTGCATTCTGATAGCTACTTGGCTCTGGCCAGACAACCAAAGGTGTTTGTCTTAATTTAATTTGTTTGTCAGAAACAATTATTGGTTTTTCATTCTTAACATCATAATATCCTCTGCCAAAGATATTTGACCAATTGATTCCTTTTGCTATTGTAGTATCATAGGTTGCAATTAATGTTTGGTTTGCATAATCAGACTTCCAATCATCATAAATTGATTGTGGTATTTCAACTGACTTAGTAAAAGATCCAGAAGTTATTACCAAAGGCCAAGCTTGCTTCTTGTCAACGTAGGAAGCCATACTTCCAATTTTAATTGCTGTTCCAGAATTATACTTAACAGAGTAAACTGGACATATCTTTTTAATTGGAACATTAGTTGGAATAAAAGTTGTGCTAACCTTTGGCCCGATATAGTCTATGATATTCTGAGTGTTGCCATCTGAGTCATATGCAACTACTGCAAGGAATATATTGTTTATTCCCCTAGTGATCATATCTACATATGCAACTGTATCTCCAAGGAATTCTTTTTGAGCGAAATCATAGAAACCGTATACAAATCCACTTTGCTCTGGTATTCTATTCTTTACATAAACAAAACCAAGTCTTGCGTCCTTTTCTTGTTCTGTTGCTGTTGAACTAAAGTAGCTAGATATTTCTGCTCCAGTAGGAATGCCAACAGGTTTTCCAGACTCATTGCAGAGCAACAGTGTACCATCTAAAGTTGTTATTGATTCCTTTTTGGGAACTATTACATTTTTTAGATTCTTCATTACGTACTGATTAATATATGTCAACGGTGTGGTTACTACATTTGATCCAGAGTAATACGTAGCAGAGGTTTCTATCGTTACTCTTGTTGCAGTGCCAGATGCTGGATTTGTTTCTAGGTAGTTGATACTAAGTACTGTGAGCGGTGAAGCTACATTTGATCCAGTTTCTGACGTAACAGAATTTAATGTAACAGAATTTGATCCATTTAAATCAACATAGAGTGGTTTGGTAAAATCAAATACGACACCCGAACCTGCAGTAAAGCTAGCTGTAGAAAGACTAGTTGAACTAGATAATGTTTCTGTGTATGATTTATTCAAATAGCTATACACTATTGAGCCAAATGTTAATGAAATTGTTTTAATTGTATTGGTATCGTATTTAACTGTATGGTTTTTAAGGGCTGATAAACTGGAGAACTTTTCTGAAGTTGTTGCATTAACGTAAGCATCTACAATTTTTGTTACCACTGTTGTATCAAACTTAATATTTTTTTCTGTGCTCTCAGCAAAAGTTACCTGGGACCAAGAAGACCCGTTCCAGGAATAATATTTTTCTGTATCAACAGTAAAGATTAGATATCCAGACTGTGTTGATTTGAGATTATTCCCATCATAATAAACCTTTGGATTATTTTCAACCCAATAGTTTGCTATGTCTTCAATTTCTGGCTTAGTCAAACTTGGAAATGCATTGTAAGTTTCCGATACTGGAACTTCAATTTCTTCCGGATCTCCATATACAGGATCTGATGTAGTTGCATTTCCAACTATATCACATCTAAGACCCCTAATTTGGTATCCTTCTGCATTGCCATACTTTGACTGATTTATTACTGTATTATTAGTTTTAAAAAAGATATATCCATACTTGCAATTAGAGACTGGAAGATCATACATTGACAATGTCACGTTTCCAGCAGCATCTGGCTTCTTGTTAACTGTATAACCCTTGTATGCGCTGTTATTTATTGTGTTTGCAAAAGATATATTGTTTGCTGCATGATTTACCGGAGCATATCCATAAGAAACTACAGTTACATTATTCCAACCAGCAATTGTTCCAAAATTAATCTTAATACTCTTTACGGTTTCAGCACCATCTGGAATGGTAAAGAATATTACATCTTGAATTGTTTTTACATCATTTCCAATTCCCCCACCTGAATAGCTAATTCTTCTGTATTTTCCACCAGAATTTATTTCACTTATATCACCCTGAGACAGTGCAGCATCATAATATTTGGAAACTCCATTTGAAGCGCAAAGTGTTTTTGCGGTTGCAGCATTTATTATGCCAAGCGACATAGCACTTACAAACAAGGATTTTGTCTGACTGTCTATTTTTCCGTCAACAATTCCATCAAACTTTACACCACTTGTTCGCATTCTATTTTGGAATGCAGTAACAGCTGTAGAAGCGGCTTGGTCGTAACTAGTATTTATTGCTCCGCCGTAAAATCCACCAGCCTTCAGCATTGATTTAATATACTTAACGTATTCACCCGTTGTGCCAATTACCCAAGCACTAGAAACGTTTCCGTTATCTAAGTCCCAAGTGTAATCAAAGTTTCTCCAAACTAAATCAGAAGAGACAAAAACTGAATCTCTTCCAGATGTAAGGTTTACACATGGGACATCATTTTGTGATTGACCAGGAATTGCACCACCTGCATCAATTAAAGTCGGTTCGCCCTTCTGTATTATGATATAGTTTCTGACTACTGTTCCTACGGCTCTCTTGAGCTGCAGTTGTCCTTGACCCTGATAACGTATTCTTATGTTTGATGAATATGTTCCATTGAACCCAAGAGGCTTATCTGTTGCTGTTTGATATGAGTATGCGGTCTGGAGTTCAAATGGATAAGCTGCAAAATAGTTTGTTGGATCTATATTATTATTAAGTAATCTTAAATTTGAACTCTTTAGACTTGGAATTTCTTTTACTACATACGGGCCAAATCCATCTGGTATATTAATTATTGGAGATATTGTATCTGTATATGCGTAGACAAAATTCTTTGAAGATGGAACCTTAAATAAGCTATACGAACTTGCTATATTTTCCTGTATTGACGAAGATACAGAAGTAGAATTGGCTATGATTACATCTGGATTGGTTACTTCTATAAAAAATTCTACAGAATCTAAATCTATAAAAGAAATTTTATCTCTTTGATAAGTCGGCAGTGAGTCTGTTAGAGAACGCAGATAGTATTCACCTATATTAAGAGGAGAAGGAACGATACTTCTTGTATACCTAGTCTCATTAGTTCCAACAGTTACGTTAACAAATAACTCTTCTTTTTCCTGCGTAAGAAGTGCATCTTGATTCATCACCCAAGAAGAATTCCATTCTCCAACAAAGTTAAACAAAGAAGATCTTGTATCAATAACTCTTGAAGCATAGGATCTCGAATACATAGCAAATGAAACTGAGTTATATAATAACTTAAATGGACCTTCTACAACTGCGGAAATTAAACTTGTATCGTTTTCTTCAAAAACCGAACTCTCATTATTTAATTTAAGAACAGTAGACTTTGATGCAACGCTGTATATTGAGTTACAATATTCTAAGAAAGAGAATGAAGTAAATATTATATTGCCTTGAGCTACAGCATCTCCTACGGTAGGGAATTCAAATAGAGCTCCAACAGATGAGTTTGATGATGAGCTTATTCCTATATTCAAGAAACTGTTAGAGGAACTTACGTTAGAGAGTTGCTTGTACGCGCCTTTTTTTAGACCAAATATTCCATAGTCTTGATTTTCAAATATGGTAGAATCTATATTCCAGCCACCATTTTTTGTTTCATCTAATATTTTGGAAGATGTTACATATCCGTAATATGTTGGGACAACACTTGCGGTAAATGTTGCCATAGATATATCTGGTGATATAAAAGCTTCTCCAGATGGATATAGTGAACCATCAACTAGCAGTGTGCCATTATGTATTTTTACATAATTATTTATTAATATATTAGCTTTTTCAGACAGCTTTTTTGTTGGGCAAAATGTAAGTATATCAAAATTCTCTAATGAATCAATTGATTGGATATCAATCATCCAATAGTTTGCCTTAGTCTTATCTAAGTTATTTGCAGCTTCACTTACCGGATTTTTAAATGCAAACTTAGAGAAGTTAAATGGAGATTTTTCAAGCCTATAAAATACATATGGCTTAATAACCTCTAAGGATTGAGTATCTAATGAGTCATATAAAACTCCAACATTAACTGTCTTTTGCTTTATACCAGTGGTTGTTTCTAGGTCAGAAAAATAATCAATTAACTCCAAGTTAACAGATTGATTGGATCTAGCTACTAATCTCCAGTTAAATACTTCGTAAGTTCTGTTGTCGGCTATTGCCCTCTTAGGAACAAATACTTGATATCCAGTTGAATTAATATTTGTATTAAATATATCTGAATATTTTTTATTAAACTTTTTTACAGAAAATACTTTTTTATCATAATTATTATCTACAACAAAAGTTTCTTCTGCTATAGGCTTAAAATATTGCACTGCGTTAATCGATTCTGAATACCTTAGGTATTGAGAGGTTACCTTGCCATCTGAATCGCATTCAACTTTATCGTAAACTAATTTAAGATTAATTGGATCGGAAGAATCCAAACCTATAATTACCTTATATGGGCGCTCTGTATCTTCGCTATTGGCTTCTGTTGCATATGGATCAAGGAGTATCTTATACTTTTTTCTTCCAGTATTTATATCTACATGATCTTGGTTTTGCGAATTCAAAACCTTTATGTTTAAAGCGGAATAAAGTGACTGAGGTATATACTCAGACAATCCATATGTACTATAGTTTGCTGGGGCAGATATGAAGAATCTACTTACATAATAATAATGAAAGAATTCATCAGAATTAATTTCTGCGACTTTTAGCATTTCTGTTTGGTAATCTTTCAATAAGAAAGAATCACTTATTGAAATGTCTGCGCTTGGAAATATTGTATTTCCTGTCTCATCTTCCAATACACCCAACTCATTAGCGTAGTAGGTTTTGACGCCTCTGTCTAAAGAAATTTTATTTTCAGCTATAGAACTTGATATATCTATAACCGTAAGATTATTCTTGGGAGATAACTGCTCATTAATAAAATAGGCAATGTTTGCTGCGTCGTCAGGAACTGACGATCCAACTTTAATAGCGTTTTCTTTTTCGCTAACTGTTCTATTTTTAAATAGCTTCATTTAGCTATCCTCATAATCTGCATTTAGGTTTTGATATTCTGAAATAGTATTTGGTGTTGACCCAAAGAATCCCATCTGATATTGTTCGTATCTACTTATTGGGAACCATCTTGGTGGTAACCAGTTTATGGTTGCCGCAGACTGATTGTCAAATTCCATATCGTAATGTCTATAGGTGAAACTGGAGTCGGCAATTATCTCCGAACCAGAAGTTGGTATTGCCGTGTAGGATCCTGGTAGTGGAACAATCTCATTTGAATAATGTAAATTGTCATAATTTTCATACCAATAAACTATGTCACCGTATATAGTAACAGGAGTTGCCGAAGGAGTGGAAGCTAATTCTGTGTCTAGGGCAACAAACCAATAGCCTGGCTTTGTCCTATCCTGTGCGTAGAATGGGCCAATATTAAAATTGCCATACTGATCTGCATAAACAAATCCAGATGTTCCATATCTACCAGGTGTACTTGAATTTGCTAAGTAATTTATTTGCTCTAGGGCAGAGTAGGCGGTTCTCGCTTTTCTCCAATAAATTGCAGGAGCATTTGCTGGGGGAACATTACCCTGTCTAACATATCCCTTTATGTATATGTCTCCCAAGCCATCTGCTTTAATATTCATCTTGTCTGGGGCGGCTTTGAATTCATAGGTATAAGTATTACTTAGGGCAAGATCGACAGTATACGAATCGCTAAATGAACCAGAAGAGCTGTTGCTGTGTGCGTTTGCTGCTGGATATGAAATTCCAGAAACAAATATTTCTATTGTAGTTTTTACCGCTGGATTTATACCAGAGTACCTAAAGCTGGTAGTGACAAAGCCATTTTGATTTGTGGTTACGTATTCATTTTCTGCCGTAATTTCATCGCCATAAACTCTAAATGTTTGATATGGCTTTGGATTTCCATTGGTATCATAGGAAACAATTGATATATATATAATATCGTCTGAAACATCAAATATTTTCTGTGGAGATATCCATACTCCAGCTGTATCAAAATCGTAATCAGAATCAGATACAAATACGAATCCTTCATCTATTGGATTGTATAAAGGATTTAAGTATAAACCAGAAGGCGTGCTTGATTTATACTTAGAAGTTTCATATATTACCTCATACAAGGAAGTGATCTTTGGAGTTGATGCAAAATATATTTTACCGAAATAGTCGTCTGGAGTAGAATCATAATAATTTCTGTCAATGTAATAGGAGTTATTAATCGTATAAGTTACAAGATATTCTCTGCCAGGAATTATTCTACTCTCATAAGTTTCGCTATTTAATATAGCAAATCTATTTCCAACTAATGTATATATTTGATCTCCACTTTGAATGAAGTCAGAATTAAATATATAATACTCTGTATTCTCATCTTCATCCAAGATGTAATTTCCACTTTGATCTACTGAAGTCCAAATATAGAATTCTGGATTTAAACTTGATTGAACTAATACGTTTCCGCTATATGTATCTTGAAGTGTTAAGTTAGAAATATTTGGATATGCCAAATACAAGGCCAAATCATCAGAACCAATAACGGTTTCTTCATTATAGAATGTCACATTACCAGGCGTTGCTTCGTCATTAAAGACTAATTCATCGTATTGAATTGTTGAATCGCCACTATAAACATTGACTATGACCGGTGCACCTTGTCTCGGAATATCATTCAATTGCAACTCAAAGAACTGTCCACTATAAGCCTCTATAACAGGCGCAGAATAAATGTAGTATTCACTGTTTGGCAGATCGAGCCATCCAACATTTATATCTGGCTGCTTTGTATCTAACAAACTTATGTTTTTATTGTCATAATAATCTGCTGCGTAGGCGTTAACTGTCAACTCGCCATATTCATAGGTGCCAGTATCTACATTATAAATTTCTTGTATAAAATTAACGGGTGAATCTGGAGAGAACCCACTTGAACTAACCTGTTTGTTTGGAACAACAAGATTAATGTCTTCATTCAAACTTACTGCATCTATTGAAGTTATTACATAGGTATCATTGTCTTCTGGGCCTAAGCCAAATGACTGTCTAGACAAACTACATCTTGTAACAAAGGAGTCTACCTGACCAGGATTTGTTGTTCTACCAGAATCTTCTATTATTTCCCCATCCTTATAGGCATTGCCATACCTGTCTAGGTAACCCTGAATCATCGGAGTGCTTGACAGCGGCTGTGTCAGCTGCGTCCAAATTGGAGATTTAAATGGGTAGTACGGAGTTGATGCTAATCCATTTGTTACCACAAGTGTTTCGGAACCTGTTGTATAGTTAATTGTTGCTGTCTCAAAATAGCTTGAAGAAACTGGAGAATATATATTTTCTTCTAGAGAATCAAATTTTTGATTATAAATTTCTAATACAATATTAGGAGAAGCTGGTACAAAGTATTCCGAATCATCAATATGGTTATAGGATATGCCACCATGCTTTGGGTCTTTCAGAGAAAGTATTTGGACTGTATTGTAAAGGGGTTCTGGATTTATTTTTTTGCTACTAAAATAAATACTTTGTGGAGTTGAACCAATTGGGAAAATCAAAGGTGCCTTTATTTCATCCTTTGTTATCAAGACATCATCTACTATGGATGGATCATTAAATGAATTAACGACCATCTTTCCTTCTATTGTATCGGTTACTCCAGTAATGTTTTTTGTTCCGTATACAGTAGATCCTATTTTAAAGTTTGAATTTACATAGTTTATATTTGGGGTTGAAAGAGAAATATATGAACCAGCGGTTGGATTAACCCAATAACCTCTTCCATCTTCGTTGAATGCAATTCTATAAGCGGCATATGAATTGGTAACATAGGAATCTACTGATTCATTCCATTTTGATTTTGCAACTATTCTAATTTCAGAAGCCTTAGAAACATCAATCGAATTAGTATTAGGTGTGGCCTGAGTATTTACATATGGATAATCATACGTCTTTTCTCTGAAAGGAAGATTTACATTTGTTAATCCATCCGAATTGACAACTTGTATTAAATTATATTCAGGACTGGCATCGCTTGACTGCAGGTAGTAATTCTTAACAAAAAAATCATCCCTATCAAGATAGGACATATTTGTATAAAATACAGACGGAGTTGCATATTGATTATGTGTCGGCATGTGTATCTCGTAAACTACAGAGACGCCAGCGTTATATGGCGTTGCCGAGTTTGGATTACTTGCGTCTGGATTAGGAACAACTCCTAATATGTAATCTGCATAATACTCAAAATCTATTTCTATTGGATTATAATGATCCTTGTATGATGAAATCATAAATCCATCTGCCTGGAAGTATCCCTCAAAAGATACTGTTGCAAAATCTTCAGATGTAATTAATAGTTTTCCATCTTCAAAGTCGCCAAATCCAGGTTGGAAATATTCTCCCAGCGGAGTTGCAGTGTCATATATGAATGGAATATGCAGCATGCCTTCACCTGAAAGTCCAGCATAGTCCCAGATCCCCTCATCCCAATTTGCATACCCCAAGTTAGATGGATAGGTTTCATTTATGTATCTTACAAATGAATTAAAGTCTTTTGATGGGTTTCCGTCAAAAGTAAAATATGGAGTTGACGACTCTATGTCGGTCATCTCTAGTATTTCAGGCGTAGCTCCAAGATAAGCTGAATTTGGAGTGGCCCCATATGCTCTCCAAATATCTAACTCTCTTCTTAGGGTTAATTTAAGTCCATCTAAATCTACTGATGGAGGATTTTGGTATACGTCTAAAATTCTTTTCTTATAGTTAGAATTATTTTCTAGATATAACCTTCTTAATCCAACCCTGGATCCAAATTCATCAAATATATTAAAGAACAATATAGGATCTTGATCATATGTTGTTGCATCTATGGATAGATTATCAAACTTTCTTAGAGTTATTATTTGATTATCTATAAGATTATGATAATAGATATAGTCTGTTTTTCTTGATTCATAAAAACTTTCTAATGAACCAGATCTTGCCAATTCTATTCCATCACCAGAAACAGAAAGAGCCGCTGATGGCACGGCATAGGTCATGTATATCCAGTCAACGACATCTTCATCTGCGGTTGATATGAATGAATTTATATCTTGTAAGTTTAATTCAGACTCAAAATTATCTAAATATTCTCCAACCAAAGATGAGATAAACTTTCCACCAACAGACTCTGGGACCTTCAATGAAGGTGTTGCTCCCTCTATCGAGTCTTCGTACAGTGCAGTCCATGTTGGGAACTTAGAAAGTATGCTTCTAGCAGAATCCGATATAATTGGACTGTCTACATCATGTATCAATACGTTTACAAATAGGAGCAGGCCGAGCGCAGTTACATCTTCTGCTTCAGAAAATATTTCTAATTGTATTTTAATATATTTTTTTGAATTAGTTAGGAATATAGAAGAAGAATCTATCGTTATTTCTGACTTCATCCAAGGGCCAGACTCATTGTCTGACTCAAATATTTGGAAATTAAATGTTGGTATTTCGCTTCCGCGTTAAGTTAGTGAAAGCATGCTTATAGGAAACAATATCAATTCTAGATGTTGTATCTATAAATCTTAGAAGATCAGGTGTAGCTGACTCATATACGACCTCTCCGTAATTAGTTACATATACGGCATTGGAGTCATGTGCTTCGGTGTTGGGGCCAGTTTGCGATGGCGAAGCCATCTCGGTTCCAACAAACGTATAGTCCCCTATTAGATTTAGTCCAGTAGGGGATCTCTTATACGAATAGTTTTTATAAAATTTATTATTATATAAATGAATAGGATCAGTAGTCCAAACATTACCAACCTTGTTGAAATCTCCACTGCGGAGACCCAAGAGATAATTTTTCATTACTGATCCTTTTTAATTAGTCTAACCAAATAGAGTACTCAGAAGTAATTCCATTTTCTGGGTGCACAAACATTAAATGCTGACAAGGTCTGCTCATAGACGAGAAGTATTCTTGGGCATAGGTGTTATAGCTTTCTGGAGAACCAGAAATTCTTAACATGGAACTTCCTATCGTCATCTTAAATTGCTGATGATAATGGCCCATGAAAACATCATCAAAATGTTCAGGAATTGCTCCATCTTTCCATCCCATTATTTTTTTATAGTAACCATGAAAAGCATTTGGTGCAGGCATTTGATCACCATGAATTAACAAACTGCTGTAATTGCCGATTGTATCAATGGCATACCAGTTTCTTTCTCCTACGCCATCTGGAATGTTAAAGGTTACTCTTTCGTCATCTCCAACAATCAACTCTATAATCTTATAGAGCATTCTATCCATGTTGGTTTCTGGATCGTGCTGCTTGCGTGCTCTTCCGCCTACCGCTCCATGGTTTCCTATCACGCCAGTAATGTGTACGTGATTGAAATTTTCCAATGCGGTCTTAACAAAGTTCCCAAGTATTCTTGGGCCATTAACGGCAACTTGTCTGTACAGGCCAGAGTCTATAAGGTGGCTTTGTCCAGGAAAAATCTCTTCACCTTCGACTATGTCGCCTAACAGCCAGATATGAAGGTCATTTACTTCATGATCCATTCTTTGAATCTCTGTTATTTCTAACAGCTTTTCTGTATATTTTTCTATTCTTTCTTCTAATACATTAGTATTGTAATCAGGTGTTACCTTGCCCATTTGCCAGTCTGCAAAGACTACTACTGCAGTTTCTGGAACTTTTTCTTTATTCTTTTTTAAAGAAGGAGCTTTAATTTCTGGGAACTCAAAGCCGGCAAAGGCATCGTAAGCTGCGGCATAAGCTGCTCTTACAACCTCATCTTGTACATTCTTAAGAGTCTGTACTCTCTTAGCCAATCTTCTATTTTCTGATCTTAAGAATTCATTTCGTGAATCAGATATATCTGACACTGAATCAGTGGGATCATACTCTTCGTCTTCATATATAGAAGGATCTTCTACTGTAATGACAGAAGACTGAGTGTACATTGAATCTTTGTCATTAATAAAATCAGTAATCTCATCATCACTAATTTCAATCGCGTGTAACGAATCCCCCAAGAGGTCTCCGTTTCCTGCACCCTCGAAAACAATACTCTTTGCCTGTCCAATATTTGGAGCACGCACTATATACTTATTGGTTATAACAAAGTTTTTCATATATCAAAGACCTGTAGCTTTTCGGTGTTAATAGTTTGACTGACCCATTATAACAGACAATACGCTCACACTTCCAGCTGCGGGGTAAACTTTGTCGCTTGAAGAAGTAAAATCTTTTAATGGTACTGATTCGCCATTTACGCTCATTGCATTTATGGTGGCATATCTAACGAAGTCAGATGATAATCTGATTTGTCTTTCTATTTCGCTGACAGAAACAGTATCTCCTATTGTAAGTGAATTTAAATATCTCTTTATAAAGAGGGCTACCTGATTCTTTATTCCTGCTACAATTGTATCATTTGCGGCGGATGCTATGGTAACACTAACCTGAACATCTACAGGTATCTGTTCTGCTATTCTAATGTTGAATCTTACACCAGCTGGCTTAACAGAGGCTATGGCAGACAAGATTGTCTCTGGCATTCTCTTAATCCCAGACAGTGATTCTGGAACTACAATGACATCGCATGACCCAACTCCGTAAGCACTTTCTCTTATTCTCACATCTCTTACACCCTTAACTGAAAGAGCGGCAAATCTGATCGATTCTGTCGTCCCAGCTGATCTTGTTTTAATTGATGATATTATTCGTCTTCTAAAATTATCATCTGATTCAGAATTGATTGCTGAATATACTTCTTTTCCATTTGTGCAGTAAGCTACTACTCCGGGAGGTGCTATAAAATTATGCTTAGTTATAGATCCAATTGGTGCAACATAAGTATTGTCATCAAAATCAGGAACAACTAATCCATAGGCCCTAGTCGTTCCAGCAGCGATAGTTATATCGCCATTTAATTTAAATCTGTATTGTCTTATTGCATAGTTATCCACATTGGTATATAGGTATGTTCCACCAGGAATTGTAATATTCTGGCTATATGGAGTCTCTATAATGAATTCTATATTAAAGGATTGTCTTTCGAGGGCGGCGGCATCTGATATTTGCTTTCTTACAACCCCATAAAGCTCACCAATTAAGTCAAGATTTCTTCCGCTTGCAGTAGAAAGAGCACCCTGTCGTAAGCTAAAACTTAAAGAAGAATACAAATCAGCTATTTCTGCACTGAACGCTTCAGCAAAAGCCCTAGCAATTGATCCAGGATAAGCAGCAGAGACGCCTGCATTACGCTCTAATGAGTTTAATACAGTGGTTAAAATCTCTGACTTTTCTTTTTCTCCATAGATAGGCATTTATGCTCCTAAGCTTTGTGTTACAGAAAGAACGATTGGATCTGTTTTATCTGTAATGATATGAACATCAAATCTAATTGAGTCCGGACCAGTTGGTATCGCATCTATAACAATATTTCTTCCCCTAAAAACATCTTCCTTTTCTAGGGCAGCCCTTATTAACATTTTTCCCATTTCTCCAGTTTCCTTGGATTGTGGCATGCCATATAGTACAGACAAATCTGTTCCTAAAGCAGGATAAATATAAAAATCCCCTGGCTCAGTCATGAGTCTAAGATAAACCTGTTGTATGTCGTCTTGGGCAGAAGATGTGGTTATGGCGATATCTTTATTTCCATTAACTAATATATCACCAGACATTGTAAAATATAAATCAGACATTCTTTATTTCATCCGCCTTGTCTCTTGCTTGAGCAAATGTATAACCATCTTTAATTAAATCAACCATATACTCTATATATTCTGGGGTGTGCTCAGTTAATATATTTTGTACTAATAAAATTTGATCTTCAGATAAACCTTCTGTAGAAATTTGAGAACTATAATTTTGATTGATTTGTGGTTCTTTTGTGGCAAAACCATAATCACTTTCTATAGTAATGGTTTTTTGTTTTTCTGATTCTTCTAAATTCTTAAGTTTAGCTAGATAATGATGAGCGTCGTTTTGTGCACTGTGAATTGACTTATGGTCAATCTGGACTAGGGTTGGCTGAGAGTAGTCTATAGCTGAATAATTAAAATTAAAATTATTCCATCTCAACCCATTTTCAGAGCAAAAGAATTTAATCTTATCAGCAAATAAAGATATACTTTTACTTGCTCCACTGATAACCATTCCTACTCCAGGAGCAGCAAATATTTCTATATCGCCATCATCATTTAGTCTGATAAATGAACTATTATCTGGATGATTTAATCCAACTTCTCTTTTTGAGAATTCATTTCTTCTTTTTAATTCATCAGATATAGGGAAATTTTTTTCTGGCTCTATATCACCTGGATAGCTAGTGGTCATTTTTACCTCGACATAAACTTTGGTACACCGGTATTAACCGTATAATTATACATGTAATTTGAATCTAATGTTCCCTCTTCAAATAAATTAATTACATATGCAAATCTCTCATTGTCATCTCTAAATCCTACCAAGCATCGTGTTCCTGGGCTTGGGGCGACCGTTTGAATGCCAGGTGTTGTTGGACACGGTACTCCAGAAATAATATTTCCTATTTCACCAGAATACTGATCATCCATTATTATGTCAGCCGAATTGGTTACTGGATCAAATTTCATTATTACGCCAGGCCTTGTCTTTGACTGACGCATTCTTGAATTATCAATTTTAGATTGAATCTTATTATCAAATTTTGGATAATTTATTGCCATTGTTTTTCCTTAACCTAGATTTACCTTTGGATAATCAACTCCATCAATCCAGTTTTCTAAAATTGTTTTATTATTTTTTGCTATCCAAACATCTTTCTGTAGTGTTCTTGAATCGGATGGAGTTTCCGCAATCAAAAATTCTTTTAAGTCTTCTGAGGTTTTACCTGTCATCCTTGTATATACATCTGCTGCATCAGCGAATCTACAAAACGATCCACTAGTTGACGAAACCCAACCATACTTGGGCGCAAATTTTCCGATGTAATCTCCCCAGGGATATACGGGGAGATCTTTAACTATTGATTTTCCTGTACCTCTGTCAATCTTAGATCTTAAGATCCATACTTGATTAGTTAAATTCCACAATCTTGTATCGTAATTTCCTATACCTTTATCCTGTGTTTTTCCTTGTTCTTTAATCTTTTGCCAAATTTGATCATTTGTTAAGTTTTCTTTTTGCCAATTAACATATGCCATTTTACTAAATGGGTTAATCGATTCTGGTTGAGGTAGTTTAATATGAACAGTAATATTTCCGCCATCTGAGAATCCGCCAGAGATTTGCCAAAGTCCAACAGCACCTATTGTATCAACTATATAAACTTTTCTTAATGATTCTCTATTTGCCAGAGCAACAAATATAGCCGCAGTTTCATCTGAAAAATATCCAATTTCTGTTAATGCTAAAAATATTTCGTCTGGCTTAACTGATTCTGTATTTCCAGTAAAATCTTTTTTAAGAATATTTGTTGGCATTGCGCCATAAGGAGAAATTAAATATAAGGCTTTGTTCTTTGCAGCTCCTGCAAGCGAAGACACACCAGCAGCTGAGGCTGGATTATATAATAATCCACCGGGTCCAGCATATATTCCACCTCTTGCTGGCGAAAAACTAATGTGTATATGGTTGTCGTGAACTCCAGAAGTATCTCTCTTTAATTTTAAATATTTTAAATTTGGATATTTAGCCCACAATTGATTTGTTTTACTTTCATAGGTATCATAAGACTTATCTACATATTTTGCCGATACTGCAATGTAGTCTGGAATTAAATACGCAGGCATTGCGTTTAATTTTTCTAATAACGTTGTCAATTGCTCTACATGACCATTGGCTGTGTTTATCCCATTTGGCTTTGGTCCAGTAACCTTCTGTATAAGACTAAAGTCAAATGCTCTACCAAATGCGTGATCGGTTATTGTATTGGCTTCTGCTCCAGAAGTTTTTGGTGAATCATTTTGTCTCTGAAGACCAAATCCGCCAGTAATTTTTAATGCCGAACCAAAAGTATCTGATAGCAAAGCTAACAAAAATTCTGTTAATGAAGCTGAAACAAAAGCCTTTTCTTCTGAAGCAGATATAATGTCTGATGATATTTTTCTATCAACTGCATTTATTAAACCGGGAACTATGGTTCCCGTGTCGTATGCTGCATCTGTTTTTGAATTATCAATATCAAAAGAAAAACCAGATTTAATTGATGTACCTAATTTAGAATCTAATAAACCAGCTCTCTCTGAGTACCATGATTTTTGATTATCATTTAATGCTGATAATTTGGCAACTGGCATTATGCCAGCACTGAGCATTGGCGATACTCCGTAACTAACAGAGGAGTGGCCATATCCACCTATATCATATACACCAGCGCCTGCAGCCATACCATACTTTGCTCTTATCGAAGAGTTTAAGTCACTAATAAGCCCATCGTTATATCTTTTGCCAAAAGATCCAGAAGTCAAAAAACTATTTACTACGTCTGGAGCATTGTCAGAAGTATCTGTTACCTGATATTCAAAAGCACTAGTTGCAACAGCATTCAGACTTTCCCTAGCCATATCTGCCCTAAACATATTTGCATAATTTTCGTTACCAAAAAGTTCTTTGCCAGAAGCGGCGGAAAGAAGATCTGTAGAAACTAGACTTTGACCCTCATATCCGCCTCTCTGCTAAAGATGTTTTTGTAATGGCTATTCCATTTTTTGGAACGATATTATCAACTATAGCTTTTGCAAAAGATTTTGAATCTGCTAAACTTTCAGAATTGATATCAAAAAAAGACATATTATTTCACCTTGGTTGGTATTCCAACAGAATCTTTTGCTTTGTTAACTGAATTAGATTCTGTTAATAGATCATTCGTAAACACAGTTGCCAAATTATTGGCCACCAATTCCCAGTTAAGAGTGTATGGAGTTCCATCATCATAGTACTCATCCCAGAGTACCATTGGCCATCTTGATGCAGATTTATATATTTGTTCTAGCCTCTTCATTTCAACCATGGCACAGAATAACTTTCTTAATTCCTCATTTGTTATTTCAGTATTTGCAATCGAGTAATTTGTTATGTGATCTACTGCTGTGGAATAATAAATTGAATCAAAAATATTTTGATATTTTGTACGCATAACTGAGTCGGAAAAACTATCTTTAAAAGCTTTTTCTATTTTTGATTTATTAAATTCATTAGAAGAGAATAAACCATACACAAAATCTTTAAGACTAATCAGCTTTTCTTCAGAAACGTTATAAAAAACTGTAGCTAGAGTTCTTCCATATATTTCTTTTAGATAATTTGTTTCCCTATTAAATCCAGCACCGGGATCAAAATTCTCTATATCCGACTCATTAGCGAGTCCGCCTGTCTCTCTTGATTTCTTAATTCTTAATAAGAATACTTTATTTTTTAATGCGTTAATAACAAACTGAGTACTTCTAAATCCAGGAGATGATTTGCTAATTATTTCTGCTTCAGATGGTGTTGCACTTGAATAAGAAGAAGTTATTACAGATTTTTCTGGAGCATTTATTCCATCAAAACGAACATCAAAAGAGTTGCCACTCAATATATCTACAACCCTTATTGTATCAGCGTCTTTTACTCCAGTATTTTCTATACCGATAGTTTTATCTAATTTGCACAGCACTTTAAAGAATGGTTCAAACGTAGTTTTTTCTGGGCCAAGACCAGATAAATTGAGCACCTGCGCATGTACTAAGGCGTTCTCATAACTTATATATCTGACTAATTCTTTTATTTCTGTTTCTTGCCAACCAAGAGCCTTAAACAAGTCATCGCTTCTTATATAAGTATATCCGTCTGCTGTACGAGTTTTTCTTCTTAGTCCTAGCATACCAGGAAGCAGGGCTTTTGAGTGATACCTTCCAACAACCATTCCTTGATTATATGAAAGGCCAGCATCCATTGGTTGACCATTCTTATTTAAGTACTGAACATAGCAACCGTGTTGATCTAATAAGTTATCTCTAACCCATTGCCAACCCTTCCATGCAAGCTGCCCAAATATTGGAAGAGCACTTAATCCAACCATTGCCGATCCAGCTACGGCGCCAGTTAGTGCTGAACCACCCACGACTCCAGTGATTGCTGCTGCCGCTGTTCCTCCAGATACGGTCCCATTATTACCATTGATTCCGGCTTGTTTTCTAATCGCATCCGTAAATGTTGTACTTGAATCAAAGCTACCATGAGTTAAACTCGCAACAACATCTTTAATAAGCGCAGAAGATCCATGAGTATACTGTATGCCGCCGAGCATTTGTGGATTTAGATTTTCTGCTAGTCTATCAAGGGATATATCTCCACCAAGAGTTATTCCAGTGTTATCTGCTCTTATTGCATCTAGAAATAATCTAGTGTCATTTCTTACTGCTTGCATATTCATCCATGAATGAATCCAGGATGTCATAAACCATTTTGCTGGATCATTTACTGTTACAAGTGCGTTTGGTGTTATTGATGTTACAAATCCAAGTTCTGAAGTAAAGTGATGGATAACTTGTTCTACTTCAAATAAGCCATACATTCTTTCATATACGTCTGCTATATAAACTATGTCATGAGGTCTTATATCGGGGTTGCCAATAATTAATAATTCTCCACCATATATATCTTTAATATTTTCCTTAAGATGAGATAGGGCAATTCTCTTGGCGGAAAGCTCGTCTGGAGCTCCAGTTAAATTCTTTGATATTCCTCTTCCAGTTTCGAATGGATGCAGGAGTGGATGTAGAAACCCAAAGAATCCACTTCCAACAATATTGTCAAAGTAAATTCCTGTTTCAACAGTTGACTCCATTTGCCTTTCTGCTGGTGCACCTTTGTCAAGGGCTACAGTAACTGGATATTTACCATCGGATACAGCAGTAACAACAGTCGATACGTTTGTTGTTGTTTCTTGAATCTGATTTGAAAGAATATGACTAAAAGAACTGAGATAGTGCACCCTTTGGAAAGGCTCTCTTATTTCTACTACAGGCTCACCATATTCTCTTGTAAACGGATTGTCTACAGCCCTCAACAATGATCCAGGTCTACCAAGTTGGTAGTAAATAGAATCATTAAGAGCTTTATTTAGAATGTTTGCCTGCTTTGATAAAGAACCTATTTGAGATAATCCATAGCCAGTTTGAAGCATATTGAGCTTAAACATATTAACTAAACCAGTTAGTGCCGTTCCCATTGCACCAAAGATAGGGCCTATATTTCTATCCCAGAAATTATCTATTCCACTAGTTGCTCTTGTAACGAAGTTTGAAGAAGTACTTCCTTCGCCCTTGTTGTTATATAACAATTGTAAAAATTTCTTTTTATCTTTTGCATAAGTATTATTTGGATTAATAAATGCAGCAAATATTTTGTCTATAACTTTAAAATCCCATTGATCCCTACCGCCTGCGGTACCAAATCCAATGCCTATCTTTCTAGATGGCTTAAGGACTAACCAGGCTCTTGCGTACGGATCTGACCACATAGCTTGTCTAAATAGCCCAACCGTAATAAGAAAGAGTTGTTGAGCATTCTTGATAAAATCTCCACTTTGCCCGGTCAATTCTTCCAAAACATCAGAATTATCTATTAAAAAGTTTTCTCTAAAAAGTTTTACTTTATCTCTGATCATTAAATCATAATATTCAATTAGACCACCCTCCGCTATAGGTGCATCTATAAAGTTTTTTCTTGCAAATTCTATTGCTGCTGTTCTTGATGCGGCTTCTTCGTTTCCAAATAATATTGCAAATTCGTCTGTTGCGGTTCCTAATGTTTCTTTATATTTTTTAAACATACTCTTTGATGTATCGCCATTAAATAAACCATCGTAGATAGTTTCAGAAAAATCTTCTTGACTTTCGGGATCAAGACCGAATGTATCCATGAAGATTGCCTTAACAGAACTATATGTATGATAGCCGAATCTAAATTGATCCCATATATCCTGAGCCGTATTTAAACTTCTACCATCTCCAGCAATTACAGAAACATTTAGATCATACGCTTCGTCATAATACTTTCTAGCTTCAATTGATATTGAATCAGCTAAATTATAGACTGTTCTAAATTGTATTCTTCCAGAATCACTGAGTGGATTACCGGTTGTTGCCACTTCTCCATCTAAAATGTCATAACCCTTATCTCTACTTGTTACAGTATCTATGTCAGTAAATATGTTTAAATAATAATCTTTATAATTACCTGCATAAGTGAAATCTGTATCACTTGATAATTCAGCCACAGAATAGTATTCATTAATGCTAGTTCTATATTTCTCATAATCATCTACTCTATCTGGAACAAATCCCTGTACTCCACCAGGATTTGCTCCAGCACCTCTGTAGCCAGAATCTAGTTTTGCCATTGTCCTGGCTTTCAAGGCATCTTCTGTCGATTCAAAATTGCCAAAACCAATTAAAAAATCTTCAAATTCTTTATCTGAATCATCTACTATTGTAAATCTTTTAGCTGGAACAAAAGCACTAGTTGCAACACCTAAAGGTATTGTGTTTGGGACAAATGCAAAGTAACATTCCCTTGGGATTGGAAGGTCGCTGTATCCTTTTCCTTTACTGAATACTTTTTTTCTACCGTCAGAAAAAATTACATCGTCACCAGAAATTACATTAAGAAAATATGCAGCATCTGGTGATACAACTGCATCTATTGTTTTTTCAGCTATATCTAAATTATATTCACTAGTAATATCAGAAGTACCATCAGAGAGAAAGTTTGATTTAGTTTGTCCCCACAAGAAATATGCTGGTTTGCAGACTACGGCGTTATTAGTATCTGGATTATAAACTAGCACGTGAGCATTTTTATAGTCTTGAACACTTCCAATTAATTCATTTGTTTCTGAATCAAAATATTTTTTTGCAAATTTTAATACTTCTGATTCATTTGCATTTGGTTTATATGGCCATCTCATAGCAATGTAAAATTGTTCATCCTCTGAATTCTGAGGCATCTTCCACTCAGTAAAATTTATTTCATCATCTCCATTAAAGTCAAATGGATCTGGAACTGGCATTGATATTCTTAGAGACTCTTGTAAACTTCCCATATCAATAGTTTCGTTAAAATTATATGAGTTTTCAGTAACTACAGCTATTTGATCCGGTGAAAGTTTTCTTTCAATTACGTTTATATTATCGGAAACTAGCTGACCAGCAAATCCGTCCCCATAAACAGAGCCAACATTTTCTAGGTAATTATCATATACATCTTCATTTGTATAAGATTCGACTTGACTTTGATTATCTGAAAAAACTCCCCTAATTAAATCTGCTATAGCATCACCCATACCTATGCCGACTGTACCAGTAGTTCCTGCGTCACCTTTAGAATTTCCCAAATCAGAAATAATTCTACTGGCTTTAGAATATCCTCTTATTTCGTCATACTGAAATGAGAAATTTTCTAATCTATAGAAACCGTTTGTATCAGCCCTGTTTGTAAACAATGGAAATCTAAATCTTGCAGGGAGTTGAGGAATTTGACTATGCGGATCTGTTGAATATATAACTTTAGATGTTGAACTTATTTTTGATCCTCCACCAGTATTATTATCTACTGGCAAATGGAATCCCATAGTGACTATACCTTTTGTTTTTGGAAGTTTTGCAACTGTTTTCCCGTTTGAATCGACTAAAACTTTTGATCTATTCGAATCAAAATTAATTAATTGACCCTTTAGAGCCGCCGATGTTGCATAATAACTTTGCGCATATCTTTGAGTAGTTGTTAATTCAGCGATTGCGTCTGTTGGCTCTGTGCTTCTAATGAAGGCATCTGCGTCTGCATATGAACTCGAATTTTTATTTATTTCAGTTATTATTCTACTCAATTCAAAATCTGGACTAACAATCTTGGGACCCATATTAATCCCAAGTTCTCCCATTTTTTCATCACCCGGATATCCAGTTGTTACTGGAACAACACCAGAAGTATACAGCCAGTGTGGTTTTCCGTAAAACACTGTTGATCTATCTTCGAATGGTCTTACTGCAACTATGTAATTTGGAAGCAGCCTTGCACATGTTTGGAATAGGTCCCACACAGATCTCATATATGTTTGTGCCCTAAATGAAACTTCATCAAAACCAGGCATGTCGTCATCTAAGCTAGAAGTCAGTCCGAGCATGTTGAAAATATTATCGCCACCTCTTTTAGAGAGAACACCAAGAAGCCCTGCACCGATAGTTGCGCCAACAATTCCAACTGGACCACCAACAATTGCGGATACACCAAGTAAACCACTTAAGCCAACAGCTGAAGCAGACTTTGACGATCCAGAATTATCTCTTATTTGTCCGTCACCTGTTAATTGCTCAATTGGAGCCTTTGCATCAATATCTCCTTCTGCATATTTTTGAACAAGTCCATTCCAACTTCTGTCAGTTAATCTAGATAGATATTCAATTCTTTCATTTGGCTGACTGCTTGGTGTTATTGAAGACACAGATGTCCAACCATCTCCTAAATCTCCACCAAGGAATTGGGCTATTCCAGTTCCATTTCCTGGATAAATATTTCTCTTAAATATTTCAAAATCTCTTGCCTGAGAAAAATTTGACCATAATTGATTCATTAAAGAAAATACTGGAGTTCTAAATTCATTTGTACCAACTGCTATATCTAATGAAGACTTTCCAAGTCCAGCAGCGTTCCCGGTGCCAACTGAATTATAAGCATCTGCTACAGCATCTATTCTTGCCTGCTGTTTTCTTTCTTCGTCTATTGTAAGTGGTTCATAAACAATTGAACCAAAGTGTCTTATTCCAAATTTATTTTCTGAGAAAACCAATCCTCTATTAGCGTAAGCTATTCCTTCTCTAAATCTAGAAGCTCCCATTGAAAGAAGCCTTACCATCAAGTCTCTTGGTTCAGACAACCAAAGACCAGTATTTATTCCGCCATCTATTTTTCCACTGTCACCCTTTTTGTTTGTTGAGTTCACAACTGCACCCAACTCTATTGCGTCAGATTGTGCGGTGACAGTGACAATTTCTCCAAGTTCTACTTGGCTAATAACACCATTGAACAATGTTTGAAGTGAATTAGGATTTGCTCCATAACCACCTCTTAAATGAACTCTTACACCTGGCTTTAATCTTATATTCTCTATGTCAACAACATAATCATTCTTCATATGAGCCAATATATTTCTGGCTTTATTTAAAGTAACATCTATTACGCTTGACAGTCCATCGGTCAAGCTTGGATTGTCCTGAGAATATTCTGAGTCTACGGCAAAAAATGAAGCAGATTCTTTTCTGGAAAGTTTTGAATAGAGATTTGATACTCTAAATACCAATGTGTCACCAAGAAGATCTTCTGACTGTATAATAGAAAAATCTATTATTGATTGTAATCCATAAAAATTATCGAATACTTTAACACCAGCAAAATATCCTCCTTCGTCAATTAACCACAACATGTACGTCGGGAATGCCCTAAGCATTCTGCCTGACACGTCTCTGTAAGATGTGTCAACAAGCATTTTTTCCCAGTGAGCTTCAACAGTATCTACGGATTTTGAGCTATTCATTGTCTCTGGGGCAGCTCCTGCTCCGTGAGAATACGGTTGCTGATAATTAGAGTAGGCTGTAGATCCAGCTATTGAAGCTTGAGTAGCAGAGTATGAAGGATCTGAGTGCTTATCTGATATGCCTCTTGGTTCTATTTTTGCACCGTTTTCAGTTTTCTTAACATTAATGCCATCCAATGTAAGATAAAATCTTGCATCCTTTTCCATGTCAAGGTACCCAAGATTAGTGCCAAGAGCAGTCTGTATTATTGCTGGTATTTTATTTGGTTCATCTTTATCTTTGATCGGATAAGTTGTAATAATGTGATGAAACTCTAACTCATCTGGATCAAAGCTTACAAATTCTTCATTTTTTAAACTGTATTTTCCAGCTAGGGCTTTCTTTAAATCGTCTAGAAGTTCAGAACTACTAGAATTAATATCTCCAACTTGGTATGGAGCAGAAGAAACTTTATTTAAAAATTCATCTTGAGTACTAGAATCTTTTGGTTTTATGTAATCTAGATAGTCTGTAATTAGATTTTTCTTAAGAGAAGTAATTTTACTTCTTTCATCCGAACTATCTAGTCCAAAATAATTTGGATTATAAATTACTTTTTCAAAAATAGAAATAAATTGATCAAAATTTATACCAGTTTTTTCAAGATAAAAAATTACATCATTTAGTATATCTTTTCTAGTTTCTTGAAAAGCTGCATTTGATGAATTTGAAGATGGATAAACTCTTAAGAAAGAAGCTATTTGACTTGCCACATGAACGTGCATTGATTCGGTTACTTTTACACCGAAATTATCATTTGGATTTGGAATGTCTAATTGCTTTGGAGCTGTTGATATATTATTAATGATATCTTTATCAAACATTTCAAAACTTCTAAAATAGAAGTCTGGATCTAAATGTCCAACAACTTCATTCTTGTCATTCTTTATGTCAAGCGGAAGATCTGGGTACGCATTAAATAATCCCCACATTTGTTTAATTCTAAGGAATGGATTTTTCTTACTAGAGAAATGCTCTATTAATTCTCTTTGTTGATTTGAGTCCAACCTCTCTCTTGATTGTTGAAAAATATCAAAATCAATCAAACTTATATTTACTTCATACACATGCGGGAAACCTGGAATTGTATTAACTGAAAAGTTTGATGGCAATACATATTTAACGCCAGACAATGCGGTAACTATATTCTTAATTCCGATAAAACCAATAACCCCAGTCGAATGTTCTAATCTTGCCAATGCGTTGACATGATCAAATATTCTCTTTAGTTTGGTTAATTCTTTTTCGCCAATGATTCTCATCGAGATGTTAATATAGGTATCTTTTCCACCTATATGCTGATAGGTTGGCTCATCCTGCATCTGCAATTGCAACTTGGCGATGTTGTTACCAAGGGTTAAGGAGACTCCAGTTACTATCGCTGCGGCTGGATCAAGATCTATCTTAAGCATAGGGACTTCCCATTCTCTGAACGAGAATGCTCCTTGCTTTGCTCTTGCTGCCTCAAGAAGCTGTTCTATTGGTGCACTCTTAAAAAATCTTTCATAAAGAGTTAAGTTGAATCCATTTTTAATTTGATCTTTTATCTTATCATAAAGATTTTTATAAGCGGCGGTTCCATCAGCATACGTATCTGGAACTTTTATTCCAGCTTTTCTAGCTTGACTATCTGCTAACGATTTTGTTTGTTGATCCAAAAGATTTTTAGAAGTTTTAGATATCTCTTTTAAATAAGCCTTCATAAAACTAAGGCTTCTAGGATTGCCCTGAGTATCCACAAAAGAAACTGAATTGAATTGATATGTTCTTACGCCTGTTTCAGGTGGAACATTTGTACTATCAATATTAAGAATATAAGCTTGTTCTGCTCCGTCTAATGAATTTTCTTTAACAAATAATGTTGCTACATAGCTATAAACTTTTTTACGCTGTGAATTATCATTTAATCCAGCGGTTAGAATATCCATTACAGTTAATAAATGATATTTTATATTAGGATTAATTCCAGTATTTTTAGATAAATTATATACGCCACTTAAATTAAGACCATATCCAGCAGATTCATTTATGTCTACTCCAAAACCACTTAAAATTTTTCCCCAAAAATCCTGACTTTGATCACTCGACAGTCTTTCTTCATCATTTCTAAATGATGTAGCGTCAGGTAAAAAGATTTTGGTTTGAGTTTCTGCTGGAACATAGAAGCTTATATTTTTTCCATCATTCCATTCCGACACTATATTAGTTTTTAATATGTCATCATAATACGCAGCTTGTTTTGTCAGCGATGCACCATAGGGGCTTATTTCATATTCCCCTGTACCAACGGTTACCGTTCCCGTATTAACTGGTGTGTCTAGGGCTTTTTCGTCAGTTGTCTTCATTAAGAAACTTTCGTTTACATAACTATGAAGAGCTCCAGCTGCCTTGCCCATAAATTGCCTGTACTTACCCCAGTGTATTGCTTGATTAAAATCGTTAATCATTGGCAAGAGTGGCTTATGATTAAAGTTCATAAGTTCTATATCAACGGCTAAGGCAAATGGGAAATTAGGAACAGTTGATATTGACATACTCGATAGAGCTACGGCGGTGATTCCATGAACAGTATTAAGATACTGATTTCTGATAGGAAGGAATGGAGAGTATTTGAATGCAGCTACCAACCCACGAAGTGATGATAAAAATTTATCTATCTTTTGATCGCTTGCACCATCAGATTTAAAATCTATTTCATAATTATTTCCAAGAACAATTTTAGAAGCATCGTCTATTGATATTCCCCAAATTTCTTCATAGTTAGGAAAGAATAGTCTCATTCTAATAGAGCTTTCCTTGTAACCAGAATTAAACTTTGGAGTATTTTTTTGTCTTAGAGCACCACCAGTTAAGCTGCCTGTTTTAAAAGATGTATTAACATCTATTGATAATGGTGGGACAAAGAAATTAGCTGCACCCAAGCGCAAATGAAAAACGTCTGGAGATGTTGGCTGAGTATTTTCTCTATATGGAGAATTATCTAATACAGCTTTCATTCTTTTTGCTGTATTTTCAAAATTAAATGCCATTGTAAATACGGCTTGTTTAAATGTTTGATTTGAATCGTTTAGTCCTCGACCAAAAGCTTTTTCAAGACTTGCTATAAAGTCTTTCATGCTATTTATGCTGTCATCAGATTCGCCATTGACTTCTCCGCCACTTGAATAGTCGGCAGTTACAGCAATGGCGTCAAATAAAAAGGTTACAAGGCTAGGAAAATAAGAATTAATAATACCAAGAGTAATTGGATCTGAAGATAAATTTCTAACAACCTTAGTGAGCTCGGTTAACCAAGCGGTGTCTGTAGTCGGGTTAAGTGCGTCGGCTGCACCCCTTTTTGCAGATGTAATAGAAGATAATCTTTTTTTACCAAATTCTGAAATAGAAAAACCTTTGAAAGCTAGACCAAATAATCCTGTATCTTGTATTTTACTAAATATTTTTTTGCGGTATTTGCTATCTAATTGTGCTATTGCTTCTACATTTGTTCCCTGAAAGATTCTTATAGCTGATGCTTTTTTTTGCTCAAAGTCTCCCTTGCCACTCATCGCAAAATGAGAGCCAAGTACAAAATCAAAATCTTTATCATACCCATTGGTAGTATTGTCGAACCTTCCCATTAGATTCAATAGTTGTTTAAGGGTATCTTCACCAGAAACTGTAGGGTCGGAAAAATTATTAAGTTCTTTATTCTCTGCTTCTAATGCTGCTTCGTTAATAGGCATAGTTTATATTAAATTATTTCTTCTATTCAATGAACTTACAATTTCGGAAGAAGATCCTTCCACAGTATTACCGCTTCTATTGTCAATTATACTTCTAAAATTTCTTTTTGTAAAAGAATCTTGCCTTAAATTTCCAGAATGAGAGGCAAATGTTTTATTATATCTAGCTTTTTGGATTGCTGGATTTAAGTATCCAGTTCCATTCATTTGGATATGTGTCGAAGAACCCTTGTCTAAGCCCTCCCAGGAGCCTCTCAGAGGGTCTGATTGCCTCATATCGCCCTTTGGGCTATATTCTGTACTTTGAGCTCCAGAAGCCTCTGAGCCGCTTGATATGTTCTTACTAGAAGCTATCTTGGCTGCATACTTATTTGAAGTTTGTGTCCTTGGACTAGTGTCTATTCGTTTAGATGCAGCGTCTTTTAAATTCTTATTTTGTTTGTCTGCACCAAAGATCATATACATTAACCTTAATACGAGCTAGCTAGCTGCTGATAAGGATCCGTTCCAACTTGTGGGATTCCAGAATACATAGTAGTGTCCATATCGAAGTTTCCGAGCCCCATAGCCATGTCCTGGAACTGCGAAACCTGTCTCCTATTGCCGTATAAGTTAACTTTATAACTTACTCCTGGATTATAAGATACTGTTCCCATCTGCGGAATTTCTGCAGCTCTATTTGGATACTGTCCCTCATAAGCCGATCCACCAGGAAGCAAAGGTGGGCCTTGTACTTTTTCTGGAGTATGATCTTTAAAACTTTGATATGCAAAGCTGCCAACTATTAAAGCACCAGCTGCATATATTGAACTTCTAAATAAATTATTATTTTTAAATAAATTTTTTAATTCTCCAGATTTAATATATTCAGAAAATCTAACATACTTACCCTTTGCATTTAAGAAAGAAGTATAATCTTCATCGTTCATGGCCGCATTGATTGCACTTCTTAGACTATCATCACCAGTGAATGTTGATTGCCCAGTTGCTGTTAGAGCTTGAGCTACTGCCTGATCTTGTTGTAAAGCTTTGTTTAGTGTTTGAGTTCTGATAACGTCAGCTCTTTTTCTGGCTAAACTAACTTGTTCTGCATCGGTTGTTTCTATTTTTTTGCCCAGTATGGCTTGTGCTAAATATTTTTCTTCTTCTGAAGCAGTTGTTGTTGGTTCAAGTATACTTTCAAAATGTTTATTAATGATTGATGAAGTAGCACTTAAGTCAAGTGGCCCTTTACCAATTATTTTATTGTCTACTAAATCATTTAATACTTGCTCTTCTAAATCTCCAGCTGTAACTCTAATTGCGTCTGCTCTTCTTTTTGCCCTTGTAGTTGTAATCTGACTTGCGAAATTTTCATCATCTGAATAATAGAGTGACGATAAATCCATTCCACGTTGACGAGTTAAAGCTGATCTTTCTGCCGCAACCTTATCCATAGCATTTATTATTTCTTCTCTTGATAGACCAGTTATCTGTTGAGCGCCAGTTATATCTTCGTAAACTTTTTGACCTAACGCATACCTTCTTGCATTTTGTACATAGTCTTCAAGTTGAGAAGATTCTCCTAATAATTTTCGAGTTGCATCTTGATATGCTTCGGAATGTTTATCCAGGAGTACATTTGCCAACTTTCTTGATTCTTCAGAAATACCTTTAGCTGCTAATATATGATCTTCTGCTACTGAGTTTAGACCGAGTTTTTTTATTAAATTAAACTGTGCATTTTGCACTTCTGCCATAGCATTGTGTTTTGCCGTTGACGCATACTTGTGATCTTTAGATGCTCCAAATATTCTGCCAAGTGTTTCTCTTCTTTCAACAAGAGAGGATCCAGTATTTAGTAGATCTTCTTCTAGTTGATCTAATGCAGTGCCTGTTAACGTTTGAACTTTCCTTGCATCTTTAATTCCTTTTTGAATAGAATCAAATAGATTTAAAATATCACTATCAGAGAGTCTGTCTTCCAGTAATATTTGATCTATCACAGGTCTTAAACTTGTATCAAATGGTCCAACAAATTGTCCAACAAATTCTTGAGATGTCATTAAGGCTGTTGCAGTACCTATTCTTTCTCCCAATCCCGAAATAGCTCTTGTGCCAACTATATCTAAACTCAATCCTCTTGCTATATCATCATCAGTATAGCCTAAGGCTTTAAATGCTGCTCTTTGTATATCATCTGCACTTCCGCCAGCTTCCACAGCAGCTCGCGCTAAGTCTAATGTATTTTCCATTCTTGCCACAAAACGAGAACTTGAATAGTTAACGCTTGTGTCAATTGCCGTTTCTGAAGAAACTAATCCTATTTGCTTTTGTAAGATTTCTTTTAAACTTTCGTTTACTTGAATATTATTTTCTATAAAATTCATATAATCATCAAATTGATTTAATGTAGAGCCAATAACCATTGTTCTGTTAACATAAAGTCCAAGTGAGTTTCCTGGTTCAAGAGAAGCGGTTTCCATTTTTCTAAAAATAGAGTTAGTCAAAAGAGCTTCTATGCCTACATCATTTTGATTTGCATTAATTAATTTAGTTAAGTCATTCCTTCTTGTTGCTGTATCAGCAATGCTTAATGTTCTTTTAAGTTCATCGTATAATCCTGAGTCTAATATTGGTCTATAATTATCAACCAATTCTCCCATTTCTTTATCTAAAGTAAAATCAAATGCGCCTGTTTCTTTAAATACTTTATAAATTTCACTTCTTTGATAAAGATTTGTATTTCTTAATGCAGATGGTCCATAATCAACAAGGTTTTGGAGCATTTTGGGATCCATTTTTCCTATACTTCTGCCCATTTTTGTATATACATTTTGTATTATTGTTCCTATATCTTCTTCTTTTATAGAATCAAATTTAATTGCCTTTGCACCAGTACCAGTAAGTGAATTTAGCAAAGTTTCTTCTAGCGTTCCCCTTACGGTTATAGATCGCAATGCTTGCAAGAAATCTTCTTTTTCTCCAAAAAGAGCTTTTAATGTTCTTATGTCGTTCAATTTTGCACTAGCTATAATACTTTCTTGTATACCAGAAGGCTGTCTTGTCAAACTAAATGCTAATCTTCTATTATTTTGAGCATCTTCGTAAGTCATGAGTCTTGGCAGACCTTTGTCGTCCAAGTCAAATCCACCCAATGATTCAAAAAATTCTGAAACTCCACCAGCTGCAAATAATAACCTTCCATTACTAATTCTAAATTTTAATAATTCTGCTGTTTTTTCTTCTCCAGCTAATTTAAAATTAATATTTTCTATACCCTTACCAAGTATTGATTCTTCTCCACCTGCCAATGCAGCTGCTGTTTCAGTGCTGACAGCAAATCTAAACACATTGGGCATTGTGGGCAAATATCTTGCTTGCCCTTCTTTAGTTGTTACTCTAAAAGCTTCTGCTGCAAATGTACTATGTAATAGGTTCATCATTTCTGGAGACTGTTTAGGGCCTATTCCAGATTGATGTAATTCTAAAATTCTTCTTGCATACTGTTGGTTTCTTATTTTTGCTGATCTCATAGAAGGCGTAGCATATGAAAGATCTTCTGTAATATTTTTGTTTAACATATTTCTAATTTTTTCAGGAAGAACATCTGACTCTATCGCTTCTTGAAAGTCGCGCATTATTTGAGCTGAATATTGTTGCATTGATTCTAATTCTTCTTTGCTTGCAAATATTTCAGGATGAAAAGCAACTGATACAGGGTCTGAATATACGCTGGTGCTTGATGAGCCAAATCCGCTAATAGTTACAAATGTTTCTGATCCAGCTAATCCTATTTCTTTCTTTAGTCCAGATCTGCCTATTATCATATAAACATCTTCAAAATCTTTACCAACAAGATCTCTAATATCAAATGCTGTTTTTATTCCACGTCCACCATAAGATCCTCTACCAGTTACTTGATAAAGATTTTCTGCAGAGCCTATAACGCTTCTTCTTTGCTGCAGTTCGTCTAGCTTTCTAGCCAATCTTTCTCTATCTGCCGGAGATGATGAATTCTTTATATTTTCCTTTAATTGTTTTATTTGATCATCTAATTGTTTAATTACACCTTTAGATTTTTTATCGTTTGCATTGATGACTCTTGCATTTAAAACTGTAATACCGTCAATTTCTTTTTCTGCGTCATCCATAAATCTTTGAAAGATTGTAATTTCATCTTTAGAAATAATACCTTTTTCTTCTATTTTTTTTAATTTAGCTACTAATTCTTCATTGCTTGTTGAAGTGCGTATTAAATCTTTTATGTCCGATCTTTGAAAAAAACCATCTATAAATTTTTGTGGATCTTGAATTACACTAGTTTTGGGATCTAAAGATTTAATTGAGTTTCCTACAGATACTTCTAGAAGTGTTTTTGGATCTGTTCCTATTAGTGCTTTTTGCGTTAAAGAATTTGCGTCCCCTAGGTTAAAACGTTTTTTCAAAAGATCTAGGCCCTCTTCAAGGACAATTGCTTTAGGATTCTTACCCCCAAAAGCCTGCCTCAATGTCTCTTCAGTTATGGTTATATCTCTTTCTGAGATTAAACCTTTCATTCTTTTTACAATCTTTTCCATAAATGCATCAATTGGTTTATCACCTGCAAAAACGCTAGCAAATTTTTCTTGATTAAATATTGGATTACCTATAACGCTTAACATGTAATACGCTTGTTCATCAGATAATATTTTACCGCCAACTTTAAGTTGCAATAAGTTTGCGCCTTCGTCATCTATAAAGGGAATAAACCCACCCTTTGATGAAGCTGTTTCCGATATTCTTCTTACTTCTTGAAGGAAGTCTTTTGGTTTTGCTCCCCTTTGTGCTCTACTTGCTATAATATTTGCACTGACGTCTGTGCCCGTTGAGCCAATGTCTATTCCCATGGCTTTGAGTTTTGCTACTGCATTTGGGTCTAAACTCTTCTTTTTTAAATTTTCTTGTATACTACTTAATATTTCTCCAACTTGTGCGTACTTTGGGTTATTTGGGTTATTAATTAAATTAGATACAGAACCGGACACGGCACTGAGAGACTCAAATTGTGTCATCATCAAGGTGCTTGCTTTAAAGAAAGCCTCTTGTGGGGTATCTAATCTTTCTCCAGTTGCTGAAATGACATATTGTATGGCGTTTGTAGATGGATTTAATTCCACCCTTATAACTCCACCTCTACCAAATTCTGTTTTCCCAAGAGACTGCTGCGCAAGTGAAAGTTTTTTAATTGGATCTTTAATAAAATCAAATAACATTATCTCATCCCTGCTGCAATACTAATCTCATTAGAACCAAATGGATTCATTACTGGAGTTACCGTTCCAGACACCCCAGTACCACTCATTATTTGCCTTAGCCTATATAGAACATCTGTTCTAGCGGAAGATGAATCAAAAACTGGGTAACTTGGATTTGCCAAATTAGCTTCTTTTATCTGTTGTGGATAGTAACCCATTTGAGACATTTCAAGACCCATTGATTGACCTATCTTAACTTTTACATGATCCATGTTTGTGTTTGGATGCCAGCCTTCCCATGATAAATCTGGAAGCTGGTGTCTTTCAAAGTACTCGGCTAAATCTGGTTTTTCTTCAACCGGCATACCCCATGCTGCTTGATAAATTCTTCTCTCTAATCTTCCAGCTGTTGAAAGAATTCTTTCTCTTTCTGAGCCTGGAGCATTTAACATTTCTACAAAATGTTCTCTTTTTCTTTTTGGTATAGCGAGTTTCAACATATCGATAGGCATTCCATAGAGGTCTGCTCCATACATTGTTCTTTTTGCAGCTTGTCTATATTGATTTGCTGCGGCAGAGTCTCCAGCCTGTTGGGCCATGGATGCTAATCTAGTATTTTTTGTATAAGTTAATATATCGGAATATTCTTCAAGAGCAAGTTCTTTCTTTCTCTGAAGAGGAATATATCTTTCGCCAGTTAATTTTTGACCAAGTTGAGATATTGCAGATACACCTCCACCAACCACCGTTCCTACAGCGCTACCAAACAATCTTGCTTTTGGAGTTCTACCAAAAAATGAACCAGTTACACCCAAAGCTGCTGCTGCTGTTAATGGATCTCTCTGAGTTGCTTTATTGAGCATTGGTTCAATGAAGCTTTCAAACGGCCTTTGCCACTGTGGGAAAGTCGCTCCATAAACATTTCTTCTTTCCCAATCTTCGGTTGCTGTTCTCTTGTTTAAGAACTTGGTATTAAACAAAGTATCTCGATGAGCAACATACTCTCCAAGCCTTTGCATTCTGCCTATGCTACCGCCTACTGTATTTTTTTGATCAGGATAAGGAGTGAATTCATATTTACTTGTTGTTTCTTCTACCCGGCCTCTAATCTCTTGAATTTTTATTTTTTGATCAGGACTTAAAGCCATCTTGTCCATCATCTTATTCAAAGATTTAAATTGCTGAGAGTATGGAGCAACATCAGCAAGAATTTTAAATTGATCAACCAATCCATACTTGCCAGTATCATCCGCTGATATTCTATTAAATCTTTCATACCCCCTTCCAGGAAGTCTTACTTCTCCTTCTTGGACTTTTGTAAATGGATCACCTGTTTGAAAGTTAATATAATATTCTGGGCCGGGCATAAACGGATACTGCTTACCCATTGTATTTGCAATTGGGTTTATGTAATCTATTCCAGTTCTTTCTTTTGGAATAAATCTTCTTACAATTTCAGAAAATTCTATGTTACCAAGAGCACCTTGTGCTGGAATCGGAACGTCGCCCAATCCACCAAGATTCAAATCCCAGAAAGCTCTTGATGTTCCATAACCTTTTGAAGCTGATTGTAGCATTGCTCTATTGGGTTCAAAATCACTTTCACCAAATCCAAATTTTTCTCTAAGGCTTGCAAATCCAAATCCATAAATACCAGCCATTTCCTGAGCTCTGTACCCAAACTCTCCAGACATATCAGAAGCTATCGGTTGACCAGCAGTAGTTATTCTTGGTGGCATTACTCCTCTTTGTTTTGGAGGACCATACGACATTTCCATCAGCGGCTGATTTAATCCAGCTATAGCATTGCGTGTGGTGCCACGAGCAGTATTTAATGGGTATTGTGCTGCTCCTCTTAAGTTTGCATTTGAGCCACCAACCTGAGAAGAAACCATTGTAGATGAATAAGATCCACCGGGACCACCAAGTGCACCCCTGTTTATTGGTATGACATTAGAGCCACCAGCCATTCCTGCATTATACGCACTTGTGTCATATGCGCCATATTGCCCAGTTGCCACATATTGACCAAGCCCCTGCATTACTTCTTGCTGATGCATTGCGACCTGTGGTTTTAGAACTCTACCTACGGTTGCATTGAGGACAGTATTTATCGGACCAAATGGACCAGTAAAATATTCTCCAGTTACAGGATATGGTCTGTCTTGATAATGTTTTCTTTCAAATCTATATGGATCAAATGGCCTTAGTGGCGAAATGTCATTGTAGAATAAGAATTTTTCTGCTGGACTTCCATAGGTATCAGATGTGAATAGCGCTCCACCTTGTAGTTTTCTATACCAAGATGGTCTATAGTATTGAATCTTTCCACCCTTAAATGGAGTGTTGCCTAGCGGCCAGAATCTACCCTGCCTAATTGGCACTTCTCCATCTAAAAGTTCTTCCTTCTTTTCTTCCTTGGTCATGCCACCAGGAGTTAGGCCTGCAGCAATTGCTTGTGTTTCAACTATTGCTCTAGCGACTTTTGTTGTGACAAATGGAGAATAAGTTTTCTCTCCATAATTATCTTCTGGCCCAAGTGCTCCACCCAACATTCTATCTGCGGTGAAGACAGTTGTACCAGCAGCATATATTGGGAGAACTCGTTTGCCAACCATTCCTCTTGCATATAGATCTAATGGACCCTTAAACTTGGATACATCTAATTGCATTCCTAGTGTTCCAAAGTACCTATTTAAACGCTCTACGCCTTGAGATATTGGCGTTGATGCTACAGAATATGAAGCTGGATCAGAGTAGGTTGTAAAACCTAATGCACTTTTGATTGCCCCAAATGGATTTTTTTCGAATACAGTTCCAAAGGTTGGAACAAAAGTTATTGCATTTCCAGAAGATCCCAAAGGATCTGTTGATAAATCACCGATCTTATATTGAGCAGTGCCGAAAGCTTTTTTAAATGGAGGAAGGAAAGAAGAAAAAGGCCTTTTTATATTTGTACTTATAACAGATGCAGATCCAGATGTGTACGGATTAAAGAAAGTCTTTACTGCTCCACTAGCTTTACCTGTTGCAAATTCTGCTAGCTTAGCAGCTGCGCTCTTTGCGTTATCAAATAGTTGAGCGTCTCTCTTGTATGTTGAAAATGCACTAGTGTTAAATAGTGTTGATAACGCTGCAGCTTGTGCTTCAGCAAATTCTGATGCCGGTAGTTGAGATTTTAATTTTAATATAACATCTTGCATTGCGATAAACATGTCATCTTGTCTACCGCCCAATGCTGGATTTCCGGTTATTGCTGCATTTGTTTGCGAAACAAATCTAAATATTTCATTTCGCATTTCGTCTATTTTTGTCGAAATAGATGGAGACCTTTGGGCTAATTGAGAAGTAGCTAAAAGATTAGTTTCTCTTTGTAGTTTTCTTATATTAGAAAAAGATTGTTCTATAACCCTTGGATCTATTCCCATTTCTCTTGCTTGAGCCTTGAGCATTGGCAGAGCTGCCTCTATCTCTGCTGCAAAATCAAACGCTTCTTTTTGTGTAGTTATATTAGCTATACTCTTATTTGTTGCGCCAAAAGTAAATAAAGTTTTATCAAATAGTTCTAATTGCTCCATTACCTTTTTGGGCAGACCGTATTGGAAAGTATTCTTTCTTAGGTCATTCATTGCAGTTAGTATTTGCTTTTCTTCAATACCGCTAACTGCTAAACCAGCTTCATCTATGAAGGTAACACCGTTACTGTTAGAATTTAATCTAATTTTTTTAGAAACACTGTCAGTCTTAAGTGTTACTTCTTCTCCGGTTAATAATTTTGATAATATTTTTGGATTATTTACATCAACATTTCTTTTTTGGAATCTAGACAAAAGACCAAATATAGAGTTTGGCTGCTCAGAGTCGATTGCCATTCTACTCTTGAATCTAGTAGCTCTTTGATTATTGGTAGAGTTATTTAATACTCTATCTAAAAATCTAGAACCAGATTGCCCAGTTACTTCATATGCTGCTTGGCCAGTAAGGCCAGCTGCATACCTAGCATGCCTGGTAAGCATCTCTGTGCTATTGGTTGGAAGTGGCCTGTATGTTCCCCTTAGTGTTTTTCCAAAGGTTGCACCAGATTCTGAGTTAACAGAATAGCTAGTAATTTTACCTTTTGTTCCAAGAAATCCACCAGTGCTATGCCACATGTGGAAATCTGCTTTTGAAGACGCTAAGTCACCAAATGGTTGTACTGATCTTCCTGGGCTATATTGTAGTGGGCCTCTCTTGGCTATATCTGCAAAGGATCTAAATCCAAATAAATCAGCTGGATTTAATTTGATAATTGGTATTTGGAATTCAGAAGCAAAGAAATTAGCTGTATTTGAAAAAGTGTTTTTTATTGTACTAAAGTCTAATATATTTCCTGATCTAGTTTTATAAACTCCATCTAGCCTACTAAGTCCTATGGATTTAGAAACTGGATCATTAATTGCCATTCTTCCAGCAAGGTCTGATATTATTCTTTTTTGAGAATCAGGTAGTCCCTTAAATCTATCCCTCTGTATTGCCTCATCTATTAGGAGTGGCTTTAGTCCAAATATGTTGTAGTTACCACCAAATAGACCAGAAGATATTTGTCTTTTTTCTAGAAGGAAAGATCTTAATCCAACAAAATCATTTGGATCAAATCCTCTATTTGCTAATCCTTTCTTAACAATATCATCTGATACCATTCTTCCAGAATCATTTTTTAATTTTACGCCAAGTACTTGTGCTGTTTTCCTTTGTAAGAATTGTTGTTTGGCAGAACTCAGTGGTCCAACAAATTCATTATAAACAGCTTTTTGTGGTTTAAGAATTGTCCCAGCAATATCTACTAAGTCATTTCTTGCGAATGAATTCCATTGTTCTCCAATTTTATTTCTCATTCCAAGCTGGAATTCTTTACTTAGAAATTGAGCATTTGTTTCATCAACAATTTCTTTTAGGAAATTTTGTGGGCTAGTTCCACCAGCAGCGGCGGTTAAAGATTGCTCAAAACTCTTACCATGCTTAAGTGTTTTATATTTCTTAAGAACAATGTCGTAATATTCACTCTCATCTGCAACGATTGTTGATCTACCTATTGAAATTACGTTAGTAGAATGAGACCCTCTTCCTGGAGTATTTACTCTTAATTGATTTACAAAATCATCTATTTCCTCGGTGCCCAATACACCTTTTGCTGTTAATCTTTGTGCAAGAAGGTTTTTATATTCATGAGTTTGCTGACCCCTGTAGAAATCTGATCTGCCAAAAGCTTTATCTCCTGGTCCACCCGCTCCAAGTATGGATACTTGGCCAGCAAGACGCGTTAATCTACTTGAATGTTGAGATTGAATTCTTTGTATTGATTTTTCAAAAGAGTTGCGAGATGCTGTCCCAACTGCCATAGTAGCATCTGATATAATTTCGTTGTATCTAATTGAACTTTGAATTGCATCATATGCTTGCCCAGACATTTTAAATTCTTTGTAGCCAGCTTTTATTGCACCGCTTAAACCTCTAAATGCAGGGATGGCGTCAAAAGCCCCATACTGAACTGGTGTGCTTGTTCCTGGAATTGTAGCTGGAGATGAAAGACCAAATGCAAAAGTTTTTACTGCTTCTGTTGCCCTTTGCGCTGAGCTTGCATTTTTTGCCCTAGCTGCATCGGCTGCAATTTTTGCACCGTGTCTAGCATCATATAGGGATTTAACAAATTGTGGTTGCTCTTTAAATGCTTCTGCTCCAGCATTGAAGGTTCCACTTAATTGTGATGCTTTCTTTAAAAACTTATTAGAAACAGAAGCTGCGTCATGTCCTACTTCTGATAAAACTTCAGAAAGATCTACAAACCCCTTGTTCATTGCTTGTCTTGTTGGACTCATACTCCTTAATGAGCCCATTGAGTTCTTGAAATTCATTAAAGAACTTCTTGTTACAGTTGCACTACTTCCAAGCACTTCAAATGGAAGAATAGTAGTTGCAAGGTTAGTTACCGATGTTTTAACAAAGTCTGTTACTACGTCTACCGGGTTATACCAATTTACTTTTTTCTTGTCTTCATTTTTTCCAAAAAGATTATCTGTCAAACCTCTTTGTGTAACATATAAAGCGGGAAGCTCATACGGCAGTCTTCTTCCAGCTCTAACCAACCTTTTCTGTATTTCATCCTGCATTGTGTACAGGGCTGGTGGGGAGTGGGTTGGACCTCTCTGAGCTTGTCTTATTTCATCTTTTGTAAGATTATAAAGCCTATGAGATTCACTACTTGAACCTTTATAACCAGTTGTTATTCCTTCTTCAGTTTCAAATACAAGTTTTGAGTATGGATCAACACCATCTTCGACAAATCTTTTAACGCCTTGTAGCTGATCAAGATGTCTTCTTATATCTGTTATTGTTTTAACTGACGAGGTTGCAAAATCAGTTGTAGAACTTTGTAATTTTTGAGCTAGCTTTAGCCCACCCTTTTTCATCATTGCCGACATAACGCCAGCAACGGCTATTGTTGCTCCAGTGTGAGCAAAAAATCTCATGACCGGATGGCCATCAAGCGCCTTAGTTAATTGGCCACTATTAGGTGAGACGCCCTCAGTCTCTCCTTCATTGAAAGATAGATCTCTGGACGTAACACCATAACCTAAGTTATGAATCGGTCCACGATCTCTAATCAATTTAATTCCCCTTGATTATTATTGCATACCCCAAAGCTTTTGTGCTATTGGGTCTTGATACTCTGCTTCTCCTGTTTTCTTGGAAAGATTATGTCTTGCCGCAGATTGCTTTTGCTTTGCCAATTCCTCTTCAGGATCTATTAACTGAAGAGTAATATTGGTTGATTCAATTCCATTTATATTCTGTTTTATTTCTATAATTTTTTCAGATAAGGCAACCATTTCCGCCAACTGGGAAAAGGTCATCTTATCTAAATCTTCAGGAGAGTACGTAGTTATAGTAGCCAAAACAAAAGCTTTCATTAAGCTTCTTACTTCATTAGCTTTTTCTCTTTTGGATTCCAATATACTCTTAGCCAGGCCGGCAGAATAGAACCCAGAAAAGTCCATTATCTCTTGAGCCAACGAAGCTATCAGCCCGGGCTGGACTGCATCTACAGAAAAGTCATCAGGATATACAACTGCAGAATTAATAATTAAATCTTCTGCGTCTAAGGAAGATGTATCCTCAGAATTTTTATATTCAAGAATTTTGTCATATTCATCAAATGTTAATTCCCTAAAAATTACTTGCTGGCTTTTTAGGTTAACACTGAATATAGAACCATGTTTCTTTTTAAGTTCATAAAGTTTTTCAGGTTCTATCATATTTTAAAATTATAACTGTCTTACTTCCAAGGCAACGAATCCGGAGGCTTCTAATACCTCTTGGGAAATCAATGATGGAATACCAGCCATAATGCCCTTCATCTCTATTTTGTCAAATTGCGGATAAAGAATGCACAATTCAGCAATTGCTTCTTCGTTCCACATATTGGCTTCTGCTGAGCTTAACTGACCAGCCTGAACAAGCTGTTCCATTTTCTTAACAAGATTCTTGTATTCGAGTCTATTAAGAACTCTCCATACGATATGCTTATCAAAAGTTATCGATGTAACATATACTTCACCAAATTGTTCTTTCCATGCTTTGATCATGCCAGCATTCGGGCCACCGTCCCATATTTCCTGATCATCAGGAAGAGATTCGATGCTGACTGACTCCTCAAGAACTACTTCTGCATCCACGTCTTCTCCAGCTGGGCCATCAACTGTTACTTCGGTTACTTCATCAACACCCATTTGCTCTGCTGCTTCTGGGTTGCTTTTGATTGTTACTTTTCTTCCTGTCATCATTTCTCCTTAAATAAAAGAATTACTTTACATTATACATGATATGTTTTTATATAACAAATTTAACTATTAATTACCTACAAAAAGTACTGTGGAGCTTCATTTCTTGAAGGAGCATTATAGTTTGTCGCGGTTTGGGTTGGAACACCATTTTGCCATGAGGATGCAATTGGCTCCTCTGAGGTATTGTTTGTTACGGTATTCTTAATAAAGCCTAAATCAACTTCGCTAAAATAATAATCTCTAGCCATAAATTGATAATTTTCAACCAATGGAGAACCGCCAGAAGCATAGGTTGTTGTCATACTCATGAGCTGTATTTCCTGTAGAACTATCTTCATTGGGCTAGCTTGATTATTTGTATTTGGCTTAATCAATCTTTCGTTAACGTCAGAAATCATCATTCTATCTAAATTAGATTCTATAACTTTATCTTCTGCTTTTAAGTAATCTTTTGCTGTTGTTGAAACTTCCTCAACTCCATAAAGAATAATAAAGTTAAATGGTGGGTGGGCACTGAAAATATTCTTACCTGAGTCTACAACGTTTTTTGAAAATGGATCAGTAGATATTCTATCTAACTGACTATATGCCCAATATTTTTGAACATTTTTTTCGTCCTGCAAGCTTCTTACTGCGGAACTAGATGAGCCATAATCTATGTTTCTTAAAGAAGATTTAATTAAAGAATTATCTTTTCTTGGATCTGGCTGCTGCGTTCTTGCTTTTGCAGCTTCTTCTATTAGATCTGTTATTCTTCTTGGATATCTTGTATATACCGAAAACTCTCCAGTTATAATTCTTGTACCATACATCATGGCATCATAGTTGTACGACCAGAAACCATAGAGTGGTTGCTTTTCTTGTCTTATATTATAAGATAATGCAGCTATGTCTAGTTCATATTCTTCAGAAAATAATCCATCAATATAAACCTTAATATCTTCTCCGCTAAAGAAGTAATCATAATAACTATTGAATGAGTTTTTTTCTGGTGTTGGACTGCCAGACCATATTAAGTCTAACTGATTAGACAGCGGATCAAATCTTTCACTTCTATTGCCGGCCATTTTTACCTACTAAAGAGTATAAATTTCTTCTATAAAGTTTTGATAGAGAGTAGTTATCCCTACTCCCTCTGTGCTGTCGCCAAATATATTTCTATTTCTTTGAGCTGCTCTTCGAGCATCTTCCTCTGGCATTTTCATCATTTCTTTTTCATTAATTATATTAGTCATTGGCTGAATGCCTCTAGCCATAAATGTATATGTCTGTTCAGTCATTATATCATCAATCGACATGGTTTGACCTTCGTCAACTATAGTAACTCCATATATCTTCATTTTTGAAGCATTGCCGTATTCATTAAAGAATGTAAAGACGATATCAAACGGTGGCAACATATCTGCCAATGGTGCAAAGAACCCATTGCTTCTAGATAGATAATCTTGATACTCTTTAATTTTATACCAAGTGTATTCATTGAATACAGTAAAGATTAATGATCCGGCAATTGTTCTCGATCCCTTAACAAATCCTCTTACGTTTGAATGTCCCAATGTTCTTATTGGTGTATTCTCTCTGTGGATTGAATAAGATACAGTTTGTAGATCTCCTATTTCTAAATAGTCACCAGCTGTATTGGCGGTTCCCATTGGGGGCAAAATCATTGTTGCAACAATGTCTGCTCCAGCATAAGAAATATTATTTAATGCATCTTCGAAATTAAACGTTCCATCTTTTGGATTGACAGAAGAAATGGTATACGTTTTGCTGGATTGTGCCATTTTATCTCCTAAATAGAATAGTGCATGAAGGAAGTATTCCCCTCATGCACTACTCAGAATAACTATTAAGATCTAGTTATGGACGGATTATTTCTGGTCTCATACCCTTTACGGCGTTACCGCTAATGATATCAGCAAGATTACTCTGATCTTTTTCCAGAGCTGATGTTGAAATGGTATACATTGGCCCAAGTTCTCTAGCGACGTAGGTCATTGTTTCTTCAATTACTATATCATCCATTGATGCTCCCGAACCTTCGTTCAAAAGCTCAACTCCATAAATTGATCTTACTGCTGCGTTTCCATATTCGTTAACAAATGTAACTGTGATATCGAATGGTGGAATTTGGTCTGCGTAGTAAGGAACTTTTTTCTGAACATCTCTTGTCCAGTT